CTCAGTTCTCGGGTGCCGGTCAAATCGTTGCTGGAGATGCTCTTTCTAAGTCAGGCAATAGAATTGACTTAAATGACGACAACATTACTCTTGAAGTTGACTCAGATACCGTACGAATTAAAGGTATTTCAGCTACTGCAGTTGGTGACTTACTCATCGGTGCTGCTTCAAATGCTGGGTACACACGACTTGTTAAGCCTTCCGGAAACGCGACTGCCTCTGATTATATATTAAGCATGAACACTTCCGGTGTAGCCTCTTGGGCGAATACGCTAGACGGCGGAACATTCTAAAAAACTCTTTAGCGTATATACGCAGATAACGGAGGAGCCACATGGCACAAACGATTAAATTAAAGCGTTCCGCAGTTGCGGGCGGCGCACCTACAACCTCACAACTTGAACTTGGTGAAGTTGCTATCAATACATATGATGGCAAGATGTACATCAAGAAAAGTGTGGGAGGTACAGAAAGCATTGTTGAAATCTCTGGTGCTGGTGGTGCAGAGGCTATATTTGTAGAGTATCTTTATACGGCTACTGCTTCGCAAACTGCTTTTTCTGGAAATGATGATAACAGTGCTTTTTTATCCTATGAAGTAGGTGCTATACAAGTATTTCTTAATGGTATTCTTCTCGATCCCGAGACAGATTATACTGCTACAAACGGTGCTTTAATAACTCTTGCGTCAGCGGCCGCTGTAGATGATTATCTTCAAATCTTTGCTTTCAAGAAAAAGATTAGTGATGGAAACGTGACTGTAGATACTTTTTCTGGAAACAACTTTACTACTGCTTTTACTCTTACACTCGATCCAGGGGATGAAAACAATACTCGTGTGTTTATTGACGGTGTATACCAGTCAAAATCAAACTACTCTGTAAGCGGAACTACTCTTACATTTAGTACTGCACCTCCCTCTGGCACAGCTATCGAAGTTGAAATAGGCAATCGCAATGTTACTCTCGATACCACTGCAAATCTCGATTTTCCTGACAACGTAAAGTTAAGACTTGGTACAAGTCAGGATCTTGAGATTTATCACGATGGTTCTAACTCTTATATTGATGAAGGAGGTACTGGAAAGTTAATTTTAGAATCAAACTCTGCTATCAAATTGCAAACTTCTGGCGGAGGAGAGACATTAGCAAGTTTTAATAATCAAGGCGCTGTAGAATTATTCTATGACAACGGTAAAAAGTTTGAAACTACCTCTACTGGTGTAGACGTAACTGGAAATATAGTTGTAAGCGGTACTGTTGATGGGCGTGACGTAGCGTCAGACGGAGCCGCAGCAGTTGCAGCACTTCCTCGAACAGGCGGTGCAATGACCGGAGCAATCACCACAAACTCCACGTTTGACGGTCGAGATGTTGCAACAGACGGTGCAAAACTTGATGGCATAGAATCCGGAGCAACTGCTGATCAAACTCAATCTGAGATTAATGCTCTGGGCATTACCGCAACAGGATTATCAGGAACACCTGCAATCTCGGTAGCAAACATCACCACTACGGGTGAGCTTCGTGGTCCAGCAAGTTTTACTATCGACCCTGCCGCAGTTGGCGATAATACCGGTACAGTTATCATTAAAGGAAATTTACAAGTTGATGGCGCTACTACTACTATTAACTCCACTACTCTTACTGTGGACGATCTCAATCTTACTCTTGCATCGGGAGCTGCAAACGGAACCGCAGCGAATGGCGCTGGTATTACGATTGATGGCGCTTCGGCAACTCTAACCTATGCAAGTGCGGGCGATAACTGGGCATTTAATAAGAATCTAGACGTTACTGGAAATATCGTAGTCTCAGGTACTGTTGATGGTCGTGATGTTGCTACAGATGGAACTAAGTTAGACACTATTGAACCTAGTTCTACTGCAGATCAAACTGGTGCTGAAATTAAAGCCTTGTATGAAGCTGAAACCAATGCTTATACTGATACACTCAATACAAAATTAAATGCTATAGAAGCACTTGCAGATGTAACTGATACAACCAACGTAACTGCTGCTGGAGCCTTAATGGATTCAGAAGTAACTAACCTTGCACAGGTTAAGGCTTTCGACTCTTCTGATTACGCTACAGCAGCTCAAGGCACTACAGCTGACGCAGCACTTCCAAAAGCTGGTGGTACGATGACTGGTGGATTAAGTATTAGAGGATTTAACGGGCCTGTACTTAAACTTGGTTCAAGCGGAACCTCAGACCCAAGAATAGATTTTGAAGATCAAAATTCTACTAATCTTGGAGCTGGGATATTTCTTGACCAAGATGCAGATACACTTAAAATTTTAAGAACAGTATCGGGTTCAGCAACAGATGGTATTGCAATAGACGCTAGTGGCAAAGTTGGTATAGGAACAGCTACTCCTAATACGACACTTACCTTATCAGACGGAACAGACGAATTTGATTTTGGTGTAACTACAAATCTGCTAATGATAAAATCTGTTACAGCAGATGGATCTGATGATCAAAGAATTATAATAGACGCGGGTAACGGAGGTACCACTTCCACACGAGGTGCATATCTAGCTTTATCGGGTAACGAAGCCGCTTCTGAACCAGGTAAAGCCGTTTACCAAATGGGTAATGTCACAGGCTCTGCTCATCTATTCAGAAAAGCGGGTGGGGTGGATGCTGTAACTATTGATTCTTCAGGTAAAGTACTTATAGGAGATACTGCAAGTCATACAACCGATTTATTACAGATAGAAACCCCAGCAAGCGGTGGTGGCCATGGAATACAAATAAGAAGAAATGATGCTAATAACGATCAGGGTATTGGTCATATTTTATTCGGTAATAATACTGCTACTGATTTAGTTAAAATATCTGCAAAAACAGACGGTGATTCTAATGCAGGTGATTCAGGTGCATTAATGTTCAGCACCCGAGTTACGGGTGGAAATCTTACAGAACGCCTGAGCATAGACAGCTCAGGCAAAGTTGGTATCGGAACTCCGACTCCTTCTACAAGACTCGATGTAGAGTCTGCGACCGCTGGAACAATTGCCAAGTTTTTTGATACCGGTAGTAATGGTGGTGCACAGTACAACGGTGCTGCAGTAGTAGGTATATCTAGGGTAGGCAATGGAACAGTGTCACTAGCAGGCCCTTTATTCCAAGTTGGTAATGATACTAGCTCAAGTACTGCATATAACATAGATGAACCAATATTTACTGTAACAAATGCTAGCGTTGGTATCGGAACAGATAATCCGACCGCTATGTTACAAGTGGGCAACTCTGTGTCGGGCGAGACTGGTCTAGTAATCTTCAATAGTGAAGGTGGTAATCAATCGGGTCTTCTTGTAAAGTCTAGAACAAATAGAGCAACACTTCAAGTATCGGACAACGATAGTAATGCATTCGTTCAAGCCGAAGGCTCTCACGCAATATACGGACAGCACTCTAGTTTAGCATCAGCGGACATGACTATCGATGCTCCGGGCAATATGAACCTTCAAAACGGATCTTATTACGTTGATCAGGTGCGTCACTCAGTTAGACCTTCGCTCAACTTAGACTTTGCTAACTCGAAAGAACTCGACTCACGTATTACATTCTATCGTGATTCGATTGCGACTTACTATGACTCTAAAGGCGTATTGAAGTACGCTAACGTAAATGAACCACGCTTTGATCACGATCCAGCGACTGGTGAAAGCAAAGGGTTGTTGATTGAAGAGGCTAGAGCTGGTTTAAACACCAACACTGTAACTATAAACGGCGGTTATTGGGGCTTTACAAACGCCACTGCTACTATAAAACAAGCCATTGCTCCAGACGGAACATATTCAGCAGACGGAATTCACGCTAGTACATCCAACGATGGTCATGGAATATACAAAGCATTTGTACCCACCGCTAATACATATTACACTCTAACAGGATATTATAAGAGAGGCGCAAACAGATACGTATCACATGCATGGTACTATAATGAAGCCGCTGGTAGTACTAATTATCCTACAGCATATTATGATCTAGATAACGGAACATTTACACACACTACCGGCATCAACAGAGGCACAACGATGACTGATGTTGGTAACGGATGGTATAGATGTAGCTTGACTGTTCTCACAGATAGTACACCTAGCAGTTCTTATTTTTATGCAACATCAGCGACGGCAGATGGCACAGCCGCATATGTTGGAACAGGTGCTATTGATACTTACTATTGGGGTCTACAAATTGAAATTGGCGCATTCCCAACATCGTTTATTCCATCTGACACACGCTTTACGTCACGCTCAAGTACTGCAACTTATCACGATGAGACTGGTATTCTCAGAACAGCGCCTGTTAACGGTGCACGATACGGTTACAAGTATGATGGTCGTAAGTGGGTAGAGACTGGATTGATTTTAGAAGCGGCTGGTACTAACATGTTGTACCATAGTACAAAAGGAAGTGATTTATACGGAGATGTACTGGGAGCAGAGGCTCTTTGGACTATAACTGATAGTTCGACTGACGTAACTGCGCCTGATGGCTCTTTGAAAACAACTAAAGGTGTATCAGGTACAAGCGGCAATAGCTGGTATTGGCAAGTCAGTCCATTCTCATATACAAACGGCACTACATATACTCATAGTGCTTGGGTAAGAACTGCGGCAGGCACAACCGGTACTATTGCGATGAACGTATATCCTCAAACACTGGCAAACGGCAGCCCGGCGGCCACTAGCATTACCGCAACTGATGAATGGCAAAGAGTTTCGGTTACCTTTCCCTATAATAGCAGTACAGCCAATCCTTATATTGGATTCGTTAGTCCTCAGTACAGTAGAACATTTTACTTTTGGGGTTGGCAAATTGAAGCACATAGCGGACCCACATCATATATAAAGACCTTGGGTTCGGCTGTAACTCGGGCAGCCGATGTAGCGTCAAGTGTTGCTTATACAAGAGAAGAAGACGTAACCTTCATAGGCAACTTGGCTAAACATGACTTTCTAGAACAATCAGAGGGAACATTGTTCTTCGAAGCATCAACAATTGTTGATAGCGACTATGCATATAACTCATTTACTTTATCGTTATCATCAGAAACAACATCACCAATAAATCATCAAAGTAATGACGATTTAATTGGTCTTGGTAATAACATGGGATTTGGGTCATCTTCTGGTAACGCATCTTCATTACTTTGGTATATCAATGATGCTAGTATTAGCGGAGATGAAGCGTTTGGTAATGCAGGCTCTGGGGCGATATCAAAAGATAATCCGTTTAAGATGGCTCTTGCATATGAAACTAATAATGCTTATGGATATGCTGATGGAACTAAGGTTGGCGCTACAGATACAAGTGTAACAATTCCAACCACTTCCGGAATAAACATGATGATTATAGGTGGAGGTAATGTTGGAAGAATTGGTTCTGGTAATCCTCATAACGGTCATGTTAGGAAAGTGTCGTATTACACCCAAAGATTATCAGAAGCAGAAATACAAGCACTTACGGAGAATAACTAATGAGTAAATTAATAGGAACTAATCCGAATCAAGTGCCGAGTAACGCAGACTTAGGCACTGCGGCTTTTATGGACAAGAAAGACTTTCTACTCTCAAAGGGTAGTAGCCTATCTGCGATTGATGCAGTGATACCTAATACTGCGGTTGATGTATTCGTCTATGATACTAGCAAAGACTCAGACGGTGGTGCATGGCGTAAGCGCACACAGCATACGTCTTGGTATAACGAGAGACGGAATACAACAACACGTGGTAGTCGTAAAGAGTTTCCTGCTGTTGCTGTGATTGTTCTTTCTGCAAATGCTATTACTATCTATGATGGTGATGATCCTGAAATGCCTATGTGGATGATTTTTTGGAGATATGAAAATGGTGCAAGTAGTGGCAATACTACACATTGGAACGGCGGCGGCGGCATTCTAACTTCAATATCTGCATTAAATGGTCATATAGTTCTAGGCGGATACAGCGGAGGCAGAGGCTTTTATCTAATAAAAGATAAATTTGCTGTTTATTATACGGCGGCCGTTGGCGGACTCTATACACAAGGCGGCGGGCTATCTAGAAGAAACGAACTATATGTAGCATGGGGCACTGCTGATTCTGATTATAAACAAATTAACAATCAATCCATTAATGATGTAGCCATTACAGTGCTACCCAACGCACCAATCGACTCTGAGACTGGCTTACCTGTGCCAACCATAGCGGTTGCTACTGATGGTGGTGTGAGTGTTATTAAGGATGATGGGACTGTTGTTGATTACACTTATAGTTCAACAAACGCTACCATAAGATATGTCACATTTACAGATAGTGGATTGTTTTATCTAGCAAGATCATACTCCAGCGATGCAAACTTTTATGGGTATCACTACCTGTCAATTGCAGCCAGTGACACATCCGCAGTGCCAGATAGATTTTACAGTTATCAAGAAAACGCTAATCAATATCAACTAACAAGTCCTATTGGAGGAGTAACAACAGCACTTAAAAATGTTGTTAATGCCAAGGGTGAGATTGTGATAGGAACTACATCATTTTCAAGTAATCCTGGAAATGGAATATACAAGATAATCGAAACTGGAGAATTTAGGAAAGAATTAATTAATCATACTACAAGCGACTACAACACAGGTTGGATGAACGGCGACATCAAGTTGGCCACACTTTCGGATACTGATACTACGAATGTTACTGGGTCTGAGTTGATTACGAATGGTACGTTTGCTAGTGATACTGCTGGGTGGGCAGGAGTAAGTGGAACGATAGCGAGTATTTCTTCGCAGTTACGGCTCACTGGTGGCGGTACCTCTTCTACAGTAGCATATGCACAACAAAGTTTTGCTACAACAATAGGGAAAGCGTATACAGTATCTGTAGATTTTATCAGCGTAAGTGGAGGAACCAACAGATACATTTATATTGGTACTTCAGCATCGGGTGCTCAGAGATTTGACACAGTTCAGCTATCTAATGCTAATGTAGTAGTTGGAACAAATACGTTCACCTTTACGGCACAAAGTACTAGTACATTACTAAGTCTAGGTACTTATGAAGCGCAAGTAGCGCTATGGGATAACGTAACAGTACGCCTAGCAGAACCAGACCGCAGTGTTAACGGCAACGGTCTCCAAGTATTCGGCACTGTACCAAAAACTCCTGTGGCCACTGGTGCTGATTTAGTCGCATATGGACCGTTTACTTCTAGCAATTACTTAGAGCAACCCTATAACAGTGATTTAGATTTTGGCACTGGTGATTTTATGTATTCTATGTGGTTTTATAGAAACTCCTTACCTACTAGCTCATACGAAAGATGGTTTGGCACAGCATCAACATCAGTCGATGAAAGAATTGATATATTCTCTAATGCTAATACAGATAATATAGCATTTTATTCAAGAGATAACAGCGTAGTAAACGGTGATGTTAGAATCACTGGTATAGGAATAAATGTTTGGCATTGTATACATTGTACACGACAGGGTAACATTTATAAGATATATCACAACGGAGAACTAAAAGGCACAAATGTAGGTAGCTCAACATTAGCTAACTATCAAGGCGCAAGTGGAAATAGAAGAACTCATATAGGAGCATCTGAACATTGGGACTCAGGACGAGCTGTATTAGATGGAAAAATAGCATTAGCTAAAATTTCTGGTACTGTGCCATCCCCAGAACAAATTAAGAAAATGTACGAGGACGAAAAGGTGCTATTCCAAGAGAACGCAAAGGCCACGCTATACGGAACTTCAGATGCAGTCACAGCACTCGCATACGATGACGATACTGAATTGCTACATGCTGGAACAAGTGCAGGACGATCAGTATTTCAAGGACTTCGAAGAGTCGATAACACAACAGACGCAGTGGGTGCAGCAATCAGTGCAAGCAACGGCTTCATAGTAGAGGAATAAAAAATGGCAGTTAAATTTACAAAACCAGAAATCAACGTTCGTGAGAAGCTTGCTGAACTGGACAAACCTTCAGGAATTGCGGGCGAAGCGATGCTACGTGCTGAGACGCCTCAAGAACAGTTTAATCTGATTGGTGCTGGTCGTAGGAATTTGTTAATCAATGGCGGTTTTCAGATCAGTCAAAGAGGAGACTACTCTAGTGCAACAAGTGCATCAGGCGGTTCTTACTACCTAGATCGTTGGAATATGGATATATCTGCCGTAACTACAACCATCCAAAATAATAGTGATGCAGATTTACCTAATGGCATAACTGTGAAAACTGCAAAAGTTGCGGCAACTAGTTCTGCAACAGGCTACATGCAAATTCGACAAAAAATAGAAGTTGAAGATTGGATGGATAATAGAGTTTATACTCTTTCGGCTTGGGTAAAAAGCAATACGCCTTATCCTAGACTAAGAATCGAAAGTGCGGGGCCTACCTTAGGAAATATCGATAGTGAACAAACTCACTCAGGTAGCGGTAATTGGGAATATTTAACGATGACTTTCACATCAGGTAATTCCATCGTTAACTTTAATGCTGGAGTCATTGACTGGGCTGGCAATGCAACAAGAGCAATAACAAGCGGTGACTACTTTGAAGTTGCTAACATCCAACTAGAACTCGGCAAAGTAGCCACCCCATTCGAGCATCGTTCATACGGCGAAGAACTGGCGTTGTGTCAGCGTTATTACAATAGAATTGAAAGTCTGGATTCAGACAATACTTGGTTTACCTCTGGCTTCTCGTATTCGACAGTCTATGCCCACGGTGTAATACAATTCCCTGTACCTATGCGTGATGTACCTTCATTAAAGCATACAAATACAGCTACTGACTATAAAGTGTGGCATGGGGCTAATGTAAATACTATTTGCAACTCCGTCCCGTCTGCGGATGGAGTAAATTTATCAACTGCTAGAATTGCATTTCCAGTTGCCTCTGGGCTTACAGTGGGAAGTCCCTGCTTGTTTAGGGCCAATGCCACAGGTTCTTTTTTAGCCTTTGACGCAGAACTATAGGAGATAATAATGTATAAATTAAACGAAAACTCAGTACAAAGACTCTCCGATAATGCGTCTATTCCATTGGCAGTAGGCAACAGAGACTACCAAGAACTATTAGACTGGATTAACGAAGGTAATACGCCTACTGGACCAGACGTAATTGAGCCAGACTATGTGGCACTACGCACTGGCCCCGATGGGTATGCGCCAATACACGAACAGCTGGCTATGCAAACAGACGGAACTTGGGACGCTCATGTAGCAGATGTTAAGACACGCTTCCCTAAAAGTAATACGGGCAGTACTAGTATCGGTGATGTTCCACAAGGCTTACTAGATGCAGCCGCGAATAAGTTATTTGCACAACAGGTAGAAGCGTATAAAACAGCAAGTGCTCGTGTAGCGCAGTATCAACTCTCTGTAGGTGTCCCAGAGTCAAGTGAAACGATTGTTACTGGTCAAGAGTGGAACGAAGAAGCTGGAGAGATGCAAGATGTTACAGAAACGATTGTAACTCCTGCAATTCCTGCACTTGAAGCGACAGTAGAAGTAACTACTTATGATATGGAAACCGACACATCATCTACAGAAACAGTCGCAAATCCACTGATTGTAAAAGATGACGAAGAAAGAGCAGCAGCTCAAGCAGTTATAAATGCAACCCCGGGGCCTGTAAAAGCCCACGTCGACAGCTAAAGAGGAAATATAAATGGCACTCACAAAAATTAGTACAGCAATGATCAGTCAGTCAGCCGCAGCAGTTGACCTCAACGTTGACGCCGGTACTTTCTATGTTGATACTACAAACAATCGTGTGGGTGTCGGCGGAAAGACTGATCCAGACACTCCGCTGCATGTAGTGGGTACTGCAACCGCAACTCTATTCGCAGGTTCAGGTGCCTCGCTCACAAGCATTCCAAATGCAGCACTTGTAAACTCAAGCATTACAATTAATTCCACTGCTGTTAGCTTGGGCGGAAGTCTTACGCTGACAACTGCAAATATCGCGGAAAACACAAATCTGTACTACACGGACGCAAGAGCAGATGCTCGTATCGCCGCCGCAGACACAGATGATCTTTCCGAAGGTTCTTCAAATTTATACTATACCGATGCTCGCGTAGATGCTCGTGTATCGGGAGGAAGTTTAGGAAATATTACCACAACTGGATACATTCGTGGACCTGCTACGTTTACTCTCGACCCCGCAGCGCATGGAGATGATACAGGAACCGTCGTGATTGCAGGGAACCTGCAGGTTGACGGGGTTACTACAACTATTAATTCTACTACTCTTACTGTAGACGATAAGAATATTACTCTTGCGAGCGGTTCAGTGAATGCTGCTGCTGCAGATGGTGCCGGCTTTACAGTTGATATTGGGTCTGGAACTCTTCCAGCGATTACTTACGATGGTACAAATGATGAGTGGGACTTTAATAAGCCTTTGAATGTAACTGGCAATATTGGTGTATCTGGTACTGTTGACGGTGTAGATATTGCTGCACGAGATGCTGTATTGACTAGTACAACTACGACTGCAGGAGCTGCACTTCCAAAAGCTGGTGGTACGATGACTGGCGACATTTTTATTAACGGAGGTTCTACTACTGAAAGAAATGTTCGTATTCAAAATACTAGTAATGTGCTCTATGCTGGTGTAGAAGGTTCCTCGGGCAATAGGTTTGTAGGAAGCTCAGCCGGCAATGCATTTTTTGGAACTACAAGTGATAGTGGCTTAGAGTTTGCTACACATAATAATGTAAGAATGGTCGTAGACGGAGATGGCAACGTTGGTATCGGAACAGATTCTCCACTAGTAAAACTTGATGTACGAGGTTCTCCTAGTGCCCCTGCTGCATCTGGAACTGCACAGACGGGTAGTTTAAGAGTATCCCAAACCACAGGTAACGGCGTACTTGATATGGGATTCTATACGTCAGCTACTGGAACTGCATGGATACAATCTACTAACAAAACAAATCTAGCAACTAATTACGGTTTGACTCTACAGCCTAATGGCGGCAACGTTGGTATCGGAACAGATGCTCCAGGTGTTCCCTTGCATGTTAAGAAAACGGGCTCGACAAGCGCAGTTCAAGAGTTTCTTAGATTCGAAAATCATGCTTTAGGTGGTGCAGGTGCAGGTTCGTCAATAAACTTTCATCACTATCACGCCGGCGGCGGCCCAGCTGGAGGAGCTCTAGCCGCATCTATTAATGCACAGAATATGGCTTCTTGGCCAGCAGGTACCCCTTCTTCATATAGTACTGGTTTAACTTTCTCAACTCTACACGAAAATACTTTTGATGAAAGGATGCGCATCGACTCCAGCGGCAACGTTGGTATCGGATCAAGCTCCTCGTTAGATTCTAGTTTAAACCTAAATAATAACCAAGCGTTTGCCCGGGTCTTAGCCGCCGATAACTCAGGAACACTTAGAGTTGGCCAAAGGCATGTTGCCAATAATAGCAACTCTCTGGTGATTATGGGGGCAACACATAATACTTATTATCCTGCATCGTTTGTTGTAGATAGTTCGTATGCTAATAATATAACAACTTATGACCTTACTGCTTATGGTGTAGATTATCTCGGTTGGAATGGAGCAATGTCTTTCAAAATTAGTAATGGAGCTTCAACTGTTACTGAAATGTTATCGCTAACTCCAGGTGGTGCAGTATTTCCCACAGGTAATGTTGGTATTGGTGAGAATAATCCAGGCGCAAAACTAGACGTTAATGGTGCAATTAAGTTAAGTGGGTCAGGCAACGGTCAGGAAGTACAATTTGTTAAAGCGCAAGGAGGCACGTTCTCTACTGTTACTATTGAATTACAATTTCCTAGTGCCGGGAGTTATAATTATGAGGTAGGTGTATCAGGAACTAGTGGATGTGCCATTCAATTTGGTGGTGGATATACTAATGGAGTATCAAACTTTTCACATACTGGAAACCAACAAGTTGGAGGTGCCTGGACTGTAACATCACCTTCTAGTAATTTAGTAAGGCTTGTTTCTCCCTCCAGTACGGTGGGTACTCACCCAACTGCTTATGTTAAGGCTCGATTTGGACTGTCAGACGGCTTTGATGAAAGCGATATTAGCATTACTTTTAGTTAAAATAGCTAACAAAAAATAATATTTGACAACCCACCTCCTGAATGCTATAATTTAAAATATTTTTCAAAAGCACATAAAATTATGTGAAGCGAGAAGGCAAAAGAACCCATGAGTCATAGTGTAATTACGATAAGAAAAGCATCTCCTCCGACAATTATAGTCACAAAAAACGTTCCCATCCTGATCAAAAAAGTAGTCTTTTAGGAGAACTTAAATGGCAAAATCAAAAGCACGCTTTCTATCAGAGCTACTAGGAAGTACTGGATTAGTTAAGAAGTCAAAGTCTGCGCTCGCGGGTGCGGATGAAGTATTAGATTTAGATACTATTCCCACTATCCCTAATTCAAAACTGCAAAATTCGAGTATTTCGATTGCGGGACATTCTACTGCACTCGGAGATTCTGTAAGTTTAAATACGGGAAATATTAGCGAACATACAGATTATAAATATTATACTGATGCTCGCGCTCGTGGCGCAGTCTCTGTTTCAGGAGATTTAGCATACAACTCTTCTACTGGTGTAATAAGTTTTACTGAAAGAACAGATGCGGAAGTCCGTGGTCTCTTTTCAGCGGGAGGAAGTCTTTCTTATAATTCTAGTACTGGTGTTATGAGCTTTACAATGCCAGCACAGAATACTTCGAATATTACAGAAGGAACAAATCTCTACTTTACGAATGCTCGCGCTCGTTCCGCAATAAGCGCAACTGGTTCCTTATCTTATAATTCTACTACTGGTGTTATGTCTTTCACAATGCCAGCGCAGAATACTTCGAATATTACAGAAGGCTCAAATCTTTACTACACAAACGCAAGAGCAGATGCTCGTATAGCCGCAGCAAGTACAAGTGATCTTTCTGAAGGAACAAATCTATACTATACAGACGCTAGAGCAGATGCTCGCGTTGCTTTAATCGTAGACTCTGCGCCTGGAACGTTGAACACGCTCAACGAATTGGCAGCAGCTCTTGGCGATGACGCTAACTTTTCTACTACTGTCACAAATAGTATCGCTACGAAACTACCCTTAGCTGGTGGCGCACTTACAGGCGCAGTAACAACTAATAGTACGTTTGATGGCCGTAACGTGTCTGTTGATGGTGCAAAGCTCGATGGTATAGAAGCAGGAGCAACCGCTGACCAAACAGCAGCTCAGATACTCACTGCAATTAAGACAGTTGACGGCTCTGGCTCTGGTTTAGATGCAGATTTGCTTGATGGTATGAATGCTACGGACTCACGCGCTGGTAATACTATTGTAATGAGGCAAGCTAATGGGTATATGCAAGCGCTATATGTTAATACAACAGATGATGCAGCTTCTACTAGTTTAGGTTGGCTATATGGACAAAGAAGCAATAGCGACGGTTATCACAGAAGATTTACTGCTGCTTCAATTAAAACATGGGGAGGTTTTTGGGCTTCGGACAACGACGGCTCAGGCTCTGGTCTTGATGCTGATTTACTTGATGGACAACAAGGTAGTTACTACAACCAGTCACAGTTCACAGGTACTGCGTTCACCTCGCGCAACAGTGGCAATCCAATAGCAATTGATAGTGTTACTAGTAATATGGTTGGTTATGTTAATACATCAACTGCAGCAGGTTACGCAGATGGTGCTGGATTTTCGGCAGCATATAGTAGTTCTTGGGTCGGACAGTTATTTGTAGACTTTAGAACAGGTAAGTTATCTTCAAGAGGTAAGAACAACGGAACTTGGCAAGCTCATAGATTCATGTGGGATAACCTTAACGATGGTTCAGGCTCAGGTCTTGATGCTGATCTACTTGATGGACAGCACGGTTCTTATTACGCGCCACTCTCATCACCAACCTTTACCGGTAATGTATCTCTAAGTAATGGTAATGTAGTTCTTGGTACAGCTAGTAAAGGTTTCTCAACTTCGGCCGCTTGGCTACGAAATACAACTGCGTACGGCTACATTGAGTTCGGACCAGCTAATGCTTCATGGGCACATATATACACTGACCGTCCTGCATTCTATTTGAATAAAGAAATGCGCGTTAACAACAGCCTTGTCTGGAACGCAGGCAACGACGGCGATGGCTCTGGGCTTGATGCAGATAATCTCGATGGAGTAACTTGGGCAACTCAAACAAAAGCAGTTGCCGCACGAAATTTAACAATAGAAGCTGGTGATGGTCAAGGTATTGGATTCTGGGGAGGAACAGGTACAGTTTTAGGTGGTTCATATGCAATTGCAATGTCCGGTCAAGGTAGTGGTAATGCTGGAAGAATGGCTTTTGAAACCACTTCAGACTACAATATGTACTTTAAAATGTCTAGCGGAACTAACAGAGGTTTTGTCTTTAAAAATGGTAGTAGTAACGTTTTAAATATCGATGCATCTGGGCACTTAAGAGCTAATTCTGTAATTTCTTCAAATAACCGACAAGCAATGAACTGTGCTCACTGGAGTGCTTCTGGCACAAGTACAGGTGCAGTAAAAATTACACTTCCAGGTTCTGCCGGAAGTGTACACTCAATGCCAGTTATTAAAATATACACCTATCAATATAGTAGTACTGCTCATGTTGTCTATACAATTTCAGGACATGACTGGAGCACTGGTAGTACTTGGTATAATACTAGAGTTACTGCCGAAGGTGGACCTCCTCTAGCGGTAAGGCTTGGGCACGATGGAACTAACTATTGTATTATTATAGGAGAAACAAATACTAGTTGGAGCTATGGTTCTGCTACAGTTGAACTAAAGGCTCACCCATCTTATTATAACGCTAACCAAAACTTTACTACTGGTTGGACCGCAACTCAAATTACAAGTATGCCGAGTACTGTAACTGCTCAAACTGTTGGTAAGATTTGGGATTCATCCAATGACGCTTCTGGTTCTGGCTTAGATGCAGATTTACTTGATGGACAACAAGGTTCATACTACGCAACTGCATCTGGTTTAACTACTGCAACTGCAACTGCAAACGCGGCTTTACCTAAAGCTGGCGGAACAATGACTGGCAACCTTAATCTTTCTGGTTCTACCAATCATGTTATTATCGGAGGCACTGCTAGTAATAACGCTTATAGTACAGTAGCGTCTACTACTGGACTTACGTTTGGTGGAGGAAATGACTTTAATAACTACTCCATCGGAACGAGTACGCAAAATATTGATGGCAATTACACCAAGCTAAATATTAAGTGGCATACTGGAATACGTTTCTTTGCGATGAATAGATATGGTGGAGTCAGATTCCACAGTGACGTAGGAATGACCACAGAACTCATGAGTATTGGTAATACCGATGGCCATGTAAGGGTTGCAAACAATCTGTATGTGGGTTCAGCCGTCACCGCGTCAACCGTCACCGCGACAACGTTTTCTGGCGCTTTATCAGGTAATGCTACAACTGCTACTACCTCACATAGCTGGAAAGCTGGTGGTACTATGACTGGTGCTCTAAATATAACTTCTAATACAGGTGTCACAGGTGCGACTGCCCCTTCGTATACGAATGCTGCACTTGAGGTACAAACAAGTAGTAACCATGTGCCTACTATCGGTTTTCATAGAGGAGGCGTTTCTGCTACGGCTCTTTACGAGTATGATGGAGAACTTTATACAAATGCTTGGATCACTCGCGCTCAGACGGGTAAACTGATATCAAGTGGGAATTATAATAGTTATGCTCCTACACTTACAGGTACTGGTGCTTCTGGTACTTGGGGGATTAATGTTACCGGTAGTGCTCCTGAGTTGTTGTCCAAATATCCTTATTCAGGCAGCGCATGGATATTAGATTCTACATTAGCGCAAAATCTATCTCCTGGAGTAGGGTCTACTACTGTTGCTATGCATAATAGTCATGGGTTATTTGGTAGCTGGGCAACGACGCTAACAATGTCAGGGTATGAGCGTTATGGCGCATATCAAATTTCCGGGGAATACAATTCAAATCCCCCAAGATTGGCAATGCGGAATTATAGCCAAGGTTTGTCTGGTTGGACACCCTGGACAACTATTCTTAGCAGTGCCAACTACAACTCCTACTCCCCCACACTAACAGGCGGAGGTGCATCTGGTACTTGGGGGATTAATGTTACAGGAAGTTCAGCTTCTTGCACCGGTAACGCGGCTACTGCAACTACTGCAACTACTGCAACTACTGCTAATGCCCTCAGTTTAAACACTGGAAAAATTAACCTTGTTTCTGGCGCAGGCGGTGCAACTTTTGCTGCCAATCACTATTCAATGGGAGTTGATATTGCAAATAGCGCCTGGAGTAACCCACACTACTCTGATTTAATTATTGGTTATCACACGGGTATTCGTATTGGTGCTTCATATGGCGGAACTAGGTTCTACGATAACTCTCCTACTACCGATACAAATAATAGCGGTAATGGTAATGGGACAGAAGCACTGTTAATGACTGTCGGCGGCCATGCTGGAGGCACTGGCGTGGTTGTTCATAACGCCCTTACTGTTGGCACTACCCTTAGTGTAGGCACTACCAGTAGTTTTGCAGGGGTTGCTGACTTTAACGGTGGACATGGCGCAATCAATATAACGAACTCGTCAATACTTTCCTCGGCTTCTTCTACTTGGACAGGAAATCCAGGTGGAGCAGGTAAAATTCAATATCATTCTAATCGTTGGTATATTGTAGCAGATTCATCTTCAAATCGAATTGTGCAGTTCCGTAGAGACGGCGCTGATGTGTCCTATATTGATAATAGCGGAACGTATATTGGTAATGCTGCAACTGCGACTAGAGCTTCCGGCAACTTCTACATCGACACTAACTATGGAAGAAGTGTTATTGGGCTTTACTCTTCTACTAGATACCAAGGTGTCTATTCTATGGGAAATGCTTATAAGCTAGCCGATGATGGCTCTACAACAGGCAACTTATATGGACTTGCTTGGTCACATCCAAATGCTGGTGGAGCTGCGGGAAACCTTACCGACCATGGTCTATTAGTTATAAATAATGGTGTCTTTAAATGCGCAATTTCTAACTCTATTGTTGCTTCCGGTAATATTACTGCCTACTCAGATGAGCGATTAAAGAAGAACTGGCGCAATATGCCGGAGAATTTTGTATCTCGTTTGGCTGAAGTGACAGTCGGTATATATGACCGTATTGACGAAGAGAATGGTACGCAGGTTGGTGTATCAGCTCAATCCCTTCAAGTGCTTTTACCCGAAGCAATTATAACTGCTACGGATGAGATTGGAACTTTATCAGTTAACTATGGCGGTGCCGCATTAGCTTCGGCAGTAGAGTTAGCCAAGGTTATCGTAGAACAAGAAAAACGTATAGAGAGGCTAGAACGCCTCATCGAAAAACTAACAGGAGAATCATTATGATAGAAGCAGCACCCCAACCCTCAGGGTTTACCGCAACCTATACTATTAAGGTGACGGGAATTAAGACAAAAACAATTGGAGATCTAGCAGACGTTGTATGTAGCGTTACTTGGGTTCTTGAAGGAACTGAAAATGAACAATCCTTTGAGCTTCCTCAAGAGACTATACTTGATACCCCTACCGCAGATTCTTTTCAAGCATTAGGAAGCTTAACAGAAGAAGTAATTTCGGGTTGGATTGAAGCAACAGAAACAAGAATGCCGGGCATAAAATCTCACATTCAATCTGTACTCGATGACATGATATCAAAAGCATCGTTTACTACCTCGCCCTTGCCTTGGGCACCAGTGGTCGAAGAGACCGTTATACCAGGAGCACCATAATGGCAATAACATATATAAAAGAGGAAACTTTCGACGGAACTCGAGTGCAGACAATGCCCGATCCAGATAATGAAGGCGAAACTATTAGCGAAACTTTAACGGGCATCACAGATATTCTAGTCAGGTTTCTAGAAGACTCTACTAGTCCAGCCACAGTTCACAGTCGTATGGTAAACGTTTGCTTTGCAGCAGATGGTACTTACGATGAGGCAGCAACAGATGCTCGTATTGCAGAAGTTGGTGCAGGAGTAGCGCATAAAATCGCACTTGGCGTAATAGTTAACGGAACATAATAAAAAAGGGGCTCAAGGCCCCTTTTCGTTTTACTGTACTATTTCACCCTCTGCAGGAGGTGCTTCGTCCATTTGCGGATTTGCAATTTCTTCTTTCAGAAGAGTAGTAAAGCCTTGTCGTGCCACTTCAATTTGATCTGCTCGTGCAGAATTTGCAGTAGCTTGTTGCTGAAGATCCTGCAACTGACTTACCATATACTTGGCTTTGTCAGAAAGATCTTCAATTATGTGGTTCTCGCCATCTAGAACGAGAGTTGGCTTGTCTTGTACTTCAGTTGTCATAATAAGGTTCCTTATTTAAAAATGTCTTGCCAGTTACCAGTAGTACTGGCTCGGGCGTATTCCGTGGAACGATTTTCGAAAAAATTCGTGTGTTCCACTGCGTTTACCATATAGTCTAGCCAAGGAAGAGGGTTACTTTCTGAATTGAAAATCTTCTTCATACCTAGACCCATGAGTCTTTTGTCAGCAATATACCGAATATATGCCTTTACTTCAGCCGCTGACAGGTCTTCTACTTCGGTAGCCCCAAAAGCAACATCAATAAATGCATCTTCTAGTTCTACTACTCTTTCAGCAGCACAATAGATTTCATACTTTAATTCATCATTCCATATTTCAGGGTTCTCTTGAATATAAGTTCTGAAAAGTTTTGACATTCCTTCAACATGTAAGCTCTCATCTCGAATTGACCAGGTAACAATCTGGCCCATATTCTTCATAAGATTGTGGCGCGGAAAGTTCAATAGAATAGCAAAACTACTAAACAACTGTACTCCTTCCGTAAATCCACTATATACTGCTACAGTTTTAGCAATATCTTTCTTACTATCCATGTTAAAATTAGTCAAATATTCATGTTTATCGGACATTTCTTGAACATCCATAAACATTTGATATTCTTCTTCAGGAAACCCAAGAGTCTCTAGAAGAGTAGAATATGCGTCCTGATGAACGGCTTCCATTGCTGCAAATGCAGACAACATCATTCGTACTTCAGGAGCTTTAAACGTAGGCAGATAATGCTTCGCATATCCACAGCAAACGTCTACATCACTCTGCGTGAAAAAACGAAAGATATGTCCAAGTAAACGCTTACTACTATCATCCAAAGAACGATAATCTTTAAGATCGTCTGCCATTGGAACTTCTTCAGGCATCCAATGAAGATGCTGCTGCGTTTTGTACGCTTCATACGCCCAGTTATACTGAAACGGTTTGTAATAATTTCTTTCATCTGTAACCATAAACTACCCCTCACAAGCTAGACACGAATCTTCGTCGTCAAATATAAAATCTCTTAATTTCTCGTCAGATACTACTTCTGCACGTTTGTATGCTTCACTTCTAGCGTAATACAAAGTTTTCATACCACGACGCCAAGCAAGCATATGAACATTGTGTAGTTCCTGTTTACTTACATCTGCTGGGAAGAATAAGTTTACAGATTGTGACTGGCAAATATGCTGCTGTCGATCTGCCGCAAACTCTACAACCCAACGCTGATCGAGTTCAACGGCTGTTTTAAATACATCTTTCGTCCAAGTATCGAGAAAATCAAGATGTTGAACGCTGCCTCCGTGTGTCATAATATCTTTCCACACTTCGTCGTTATTCATTCCTATCTCATCAAGAACATGCTCCAAGTATTCGTTTTTCAGAAGACTTGTACCAGACTTTGTTTTCTGGGTAAAAGCATTTGCACGATATGGTTCAATGCTTGGACTAGTGTTACCGCAGATAATACTACTGCTAGCATTAGGGGCAATAGCAAGAAGGTGGGCATTACGAATTCCATGACCGACTCCATCAGGACACTCTCCTTTCTCAGCAGCTAACTGCTGACTGGCTTCAAGTGCGGAAGACTTTATATGGGAGAAAGCTCTCATATTAAAACTCTTCGCCATCGCACTTTCAAAAGCAATGTTATGCCGTTGAAGATAGGCGTGAAAACCCATTGCTCCAAGACCAATTGAACGCTCTCTCATCGCACTATACTTTGCTTTCTCAAGAGAAGAAGGCGCGTGCTGAATAAAGAACTCTATTACATTATCAAGCATACGAACTAAGTCAGGAATGAACTCGGGAATATTCTTCCAGCTTTCATACTCTTCCAAATTCACACTAGAAAGACAACATACTGCGGTTCTCTCTTCATTCGTGGGCAGAGTAATTTCTGAACACAGGTTAGAATGATGAACACGCAAACCTAAGTTTCTTTGATACTCTGGAAGATCGTTGTTTACTGCGTCTTCAAACATAATGTAAGGTTCGCCGGTTTCCACACGGTTCTGAATCAGTTTTACCCACAGAGCTTTCGCGGCTACAGTTTTAGTCACTTTATTACTATGAGGGTCAATCAATGCCCAACTGTCATCAAATCCTGGCTCTTGTGTCGCTTGCGCGATAAGCTTCATAAAGCTATCAGGAATGACCACAGCATGATGAAGATTGGTAGACTTTCTATTGATATCGCCGCCAGTAGGCTTGCGTACATCGAGAAACTCCTCAATCTCGGGATGAGAAATGTGTAAATAAGCTGCATATGAACCTCTCCTAGTTACTCCTTGTGAGAAAGCCAGCATCTCCGCGTCAACCACTTTCATAAAAGGGATAACGCCGGTGCTTTCGCTTCCGTTACTTGTGCGTGAACCTACAGAGCGAATGCTGCTCCAGCTTCCGCCCACGCCACCACCTACGGAAGACAAGAATGCGTTCTCCGTATAATGTCCTGTTAGTCCTTCTCTACTATCTTCAACATAGTTGAGAAAACAAGAAATAGGTAGTCCACGAGTAGTCCCTCCATTCGAAAGAATTGGAGTAGAAAACATAAACCACAGATTACTTGCGTAATCATACAAACGCTGTGCATGACCTTCATCATCTGCGAAGGCTTTCGCCGCACGTGCGAAAGCGTCCTGAGGCGATGATTCACCTTCTATTAAATATCTATCTTCTAGCGTCTGGATACCAAACGTGGAAAGAAGACGATCTCTTCCATAATCAATTAACATTTATATATTCCTTTACTCGTTCGTCTATTTCTAGTAGACTATGCCCAGGATGTTCTATAGCTTCAGCACAATAGCTGACCAAATCCATCATCCTATAATTTTTAAGTATTAGTTCCTTGCTCGCATTAAGAGCTTGAATATATTTATATCTACTAGGTATAGGTATAGCGTCGTAGATATCAAACGCTGTACCGTATTCTTTGATAAGTTCCGTAGCCCTTTTAGGGCCAATACCCGCAACTCCATCAATATTATCTCCCTTATCGCCTGTTAGAACTTTAAAAGAGATGTAATCTTCTTGAGGAAAATCGAAAAATTCCTCCCAATTAAACACCGTAGTTTCTTTACGAGTTACTGTAGAGAATCTAGATACATTTTCATTTACGAGTAAGTCCCAGTCACGGTCACTTGAAATCATCCATATATCTTCGATACCCATTTCTTCTCGTTTTGATACTACATAAGCTACCAAGTCATCGGCTTCCACATTAGCGTATCTCAGCAAAAGAAACTGTTCTTCTAACCCTTCTAGAGTTCTTTCATACTCCTCGAAGAATAACTTAATATCCTCTTTCTCTTGTTCTGTTTGATCTTTGTATTTTTCTGCTCTATTCGCTTTGTACTGAGGATCAATAAATTTTCTATAAGCACTAGACCCCTGGTCTCCCGCTATAATAATTTTACTACAATCATATGATTGAGCCAAACTCTTTACAGTATTAATATAGTCCTGTTTAAAATCTAACTTACCTTGGTGTTTCCAACGAAATGCTAAGTTCATACCGTCAACAATAAGAGCGTTCTTATTAGGTTCCATTATTCGTTCTTTAAAACTGGCCACGAGTCCACTCCATCTTTTCATTTTCTAGCCATTCTTCGGCTAGACATACATAGCAATCTAGCCAGGAGATGTGCATGTATTTTGTATTTTCAGGTTTTATGTTTGTTACCACAAATACCTTTGAACGAGAATACTTAAAAAACAACAAAGGTTGCTGTAGTTTAAGCTCTGCTTGTTTTACTATCTTTTCCCACCAAATCAAAAGGTAATTAGTTTTATTTGTAAATACCTTATCACTTAGGGGTGACTTTTCATAATTTTTTACTTCTATACAAAACGCATTATTAGCGTCTGGTATATATAAATCGCCTTTCAAGTAAGCGAGAGCCCCCGAACTGGGGACTCTCTCAAACTGTAGGCCAGAGGCATCACGAAGCATATCTCTTACAAGATACTCTCCTCGTTGTCCTTTCGCTCTCGAATCTACCATTATGCTACCAACCTACTTATACTTGAGCTTTTAATTACTTCTACTTTCTCTAGTAATGGATGAGACCACCCATGATTTACTAGATAAGTATTAAGCTCTTCCTCTAATAGAACTTCTACCAGCTTTTCTTTTCCTACCTCATCCAGTACTGTCATAACTTCGTCCAGAAACAGAACATTAATACGACTAGAGGATAAACTGCTCATCAACTTGCGAATAGCAAGAAGAGTAGCTGTATTTACTCTTGCCAATTCTCCACTCGAAAGTGCTAGAATATCTACTACGTTTCCATTATCTGTGATTTCTACGTTGAGTTTGTCGTTATTCACGGCAAAGTTCAATGTAAAACGACCGTCTGAAAGTTCTGCGAGGTATTCGCTCGTTAATTCTTCCAGTTCTTTAACAAGATTTTCGATCTTGTATGCAATGAGTCCGTTTGTACTAAAAGCTTTTTTCAAGATTTCAAGATTACCTTTCTTAATTCCTAGAACATTATATCGAGATACTACTTCTTCGAGTTGTTTTTCGAACTCAGCCGTTTGTTCAGTTATAACTTCTATTTTAGCGTTATATGCTGAACGAGCTTCGTTCTCTCTCTGCATCACATCTATTTCATTTTTCTGTGTTGCAATAGTATTCCGGATATTAGTAATACGAACTTTGAGAACTTCTTCGTCAACTAATACAGTAGGAAGTGTACTATCAACCGAGCGATATAACTCTTCCCACTCTTTCTGTTTTCTAGTCTTTATTGCGAAGTTTTCATTGTTCTCTTGAATCTCTTTAATTTTCTTCTGGATATTTGTGTGCTTGTCTTGTTCGATTTTAACTTTCTCTTCTTCTTCAGAGATATGTTTTTTCTTAAAATCTTCTGTAACGGGTTGTTCACAGGTAGGACATACATTTTCCAAGTTCTCCATCTTTTTGATGATTTTTTGTCCTGAACCGATAGACCCCGCTATAGCGCCTAGCTGTGACTGCAACTCATCGTATGAAATATGCTCGGAAGCTTCAATTGCTTGAATTTCCTGTATATTAATTTCTTTCAACATACTTTTATATTGATTATTTTGAGAAATTTGACGATTTGTTGATGAAATATTTTTAATTTCAGCCATAAGAGAACTCAATGCTTCCTCATCCTCATCCGAGATTTTCGGAAGATTTACAAGTTCTCGTGGGGTAGTATCCGTCAGTTTATTATTTTCCAACCATTTCTCAACAGTGGAAATACGACCTTCAAGCTGGGCATATTCTTGTTCAACCCCTCGTGAAGCTTCTTTAAAAACTTCAAAGAGATTTACATACTTTTCTAGACCAAGCAAGTCTATCAGGAACTTTTTACGGTTCGCATCGGTAGCAGTAAGAAAATTCAAACTAGCGTTAGGATGTTGATATACTACTTGTGTAAAAGTTTTAAAGTCTACGCCAAGCACTTCTTGAATAGTTTTATAAGTATTGGTAGCCGTATGACTACCAATATCTTCACCATTCTTAATGAACTTTACTTTTAAGTTAGACTTTCTTTGAAGGTCGATCTCATACTCGTCAGCTTCTTTACTGAACGTAAGGCCGATAGAGTATCCATTCTGCAACTCTCTGTTAGGAATATCAGCTTTCTTAATACCTTTCGAGTTTTTGTTAAATAGAACTTCTTCCAAAATGAGAGGAATAGAAGATTTTCCAGCGCCATTGTAACCCAAGATTTGAGTAAGTCTGGTGGAAGCTAAATCGAGTTCATTGCCTTCTCCATAAGAGAAACAATTACTCCATTTCAATATTTTTAGCGTAATCATTATATAGTCCTAATATTTCGGGTATTTTATCTTCAGCTATTTCTAGCACGTAAGTTAAGTATTCTACTAACTCTTCTCCAACGGAGAACTCTTTATCCAAAACAAGTGTCGCTTCAGAACTTCGTTTTACAACTTTCTTATCGAGAAGGTCACTGGAGCCTACTTTTGCTAGGTCTCCGAGGTCTCCTTCTAGTTCGTAAATAACATGATCATATAGCCCCGTGATCATTTCAGCAGGGTCACTGACTGTTTTACGAATAAGTTGTGGAAGCTCCATTTTCTCCCAGTACCAATCCCAGTCTTCAAGTATAACTAGAACTCCCGTTTCTACTTTCGATCTATGAAAGCTAGTAGTCATCGGACTTCCTGGGTATACTATATTTTTCTGGCAATTAGAGTGGGAATGCAAGTCTCCCGCAAATACTTTTGGAAACCTTGCAAATCTTTCTAAGTCTACTTCCGGCTGAACATGAGGGGGTATTTCACCCCTCACATGAGTAAAGACCGGAAAGTTCTTATTCAGCATCTCAATAGAATTCTTCTTGTGTAAATCACAGTAAGGAAGAATACTAAAACCTCTTTCATCTTCGTATGCTTCGTCAATAATAGTAACCTTATCGTTTAAGGAATGGGTTACTTCTTTTAACGCCGTAAAGAATGTTTTATTCTTTCTAGTCGCCTCATGATTACCGTCATAAATGAGAGTTTCAATCTGACAACCTTTTACAAAGGTAAAATACAGTTCTAGTTCTTCAATAGTTGGAACTCTATCAAAGATGTCGCCGCCAATAATATGCAAGTCTGCATCATCTTCCAACAAATAAATCTGGTGAAAGAAGCTGTCATAGCGAGCACGTGCCCAATTGACGGGTACGTTCTTCTGACCTAATTTTATGTGCCAATCGGCGGAGAATAGTATTTTCATTAGCTAATGTCAAACTCGTCTTCAATTGAGGAATCAACTTCATCCTTACCAGAACCGCCAGTAGCAAGTCGTTCCAGAAGCTCTTTCTGAGCATCTGGAGTTGGTCGAGGAAGCAACTCATCGATAGAAGTAGCACCAGCTACAGCAGCTCTCTCGTCATCATTTAAAGGACGAATACCTTTCTGACATTTGAGAGTTTGAAGAGTATATTCAACATTATATACGTTTGGTCCAGTCTTGGTACGCTTAAAGTGAATGTCCCAACCTACATCTAAGTCGGTAGGGTCGCCCAAGTCTTCAGCAGCAACTAGAATCTGATCCATTAATTTTTTCTTTAGATTAAATACTTTGGTTTTACCGTCTGAGGGATCAATACACTGCACAGAGTATGACCAGCCGCATTTCAGGTCAGGATAGAATTCTCTAACCCAATCTTTTTCTACGTTTACAAATGCTTCTTTCTGTCGATCGAAAGATAAACACTCCATAGGAATGTTCTTATCGTTCTCGCCCTTAACCCAGTAGATATACCGAGGAAGAAGGTCTCCAAAAATACGAACGCAGTTGTCGCCGTTCTTGTAAGTGAATTGTTCTAGCGATGACTTTTTAGCCCCGCCAGCAGAGGATGTAAATTTAATACCCATAGTTTTTTCCTTTAATGTGTGACTTCTTCCCAGCAGAAGAATATTTCATCTTCTATTCTAGATAGTAGCCTGTTGTTGTCAATAATTTCAGTAGGAATCGGTGCTAAGAACAGATTCAGACTGCGTTTGGTTGTGGCTTCATATTCAGCATAGCTGCGAAAGCTGGCCAGTGCCACATACTGGGCCAACTCATTATCACCGAACTTGCTTCGGTTTGATATTATTTTTTCTGGGTGCAGTATAAAACTATCACCTGACCAGTCTTGTTGTGACAAGCGATAGATAGAGTCGTACCTATTTCTAGGTAGAGTAGGATATGTTAAATAGGCAAGTAGCGTAACTATTGAAGAAGAATCTCCACTCGTTGCCGCATACATTTTTGCCCAGTTAAAAAGAATCACTGCTATGTTCTCGAAGTCAAGTGTATATTATACGGGGAAATAGCTCCCGTGTCAAGAAATTTTTTTCACATGTCCTTAAAGAAAACATTATACCCTTGCTGAAGGTAATGACCTAACCGAAGTTTGGCTTGCTTCTCAGCCGTCTTTCCTTTAAGATTAATATCTACTACTACAGGGTCTATCTTTCCTGGATATTCTCTGATAACTCTGCCTACAAGCTGGGTTAATAGAGGTGTGTTGCTTACTGGAGTGGCAAGTATTAAACAACTTAAAGGATTAACACTAATGCCTTCCGAGAAAATACTTTGAGTCCCTAGGAGTATATCTACTTTTCCACTTTGAACTCTTTCTATTTTCTTTTCCCTCTCTGCTAGAGGAACTTCTCCAGTAATCAACTCACAATGTTCGCCTAATGTTTCTTTTACTCTTTTTAGAAAGTAAACTCGGTCAGACAACAAGAGAACTTTATGTCCTTGCTTTCTATACGCCGCAGCGAGAAAACAAATTAACTTTCCGTACTCTTCTTGCCGAACCAAATCATTAATACGGTTTGCCCAAGGTATCTTAGCCCCATCCATAAATCTTATCTTTGTTTGGATAACCTCTATAGTTGGTTCCATATAGTTTTCTTTGGGTGGAGTGAACTTAGTATGCCCAAAATAATCAGGCATAATAACATGTTTTCCATCCTTTCTTTGAACCGTACCAGACAACCCTATTTTATACCTAGCATAACTAGCATCTACTAGCTTACTGAAAGTGTTAGCGGGTATATGATGACACTCATCAATAATAATGGTTCCGAATTCTTTTTCTATTTTTCCACGCAACTTGTAAAGCGTTTGTATATTGCCAACGACTATAGGAGGAGAAATGTCATACTTCCCAGACCCTATAATCCCTGGCTCTATACCAAATACCTTCCTTATCTCCTTCTCCCATTGGGTTCGTAGAGACACTGTATGCGTAACTACTAGAGTTTTTTGCCCAAGCTTTGCAGCAACGGCTAATGCAGTAAAAGTCTTACCCCAAGATACAAAAGCATTGATAATAGCATTATCTTCTATAGCGTCGTATACATCCTGCTGACTTTCCCGAAGGTCAAACCCGAACTTTGGAAAATCTACGGGCAGTAGTACTCGCTTATCTTTTATTTCATACCCTTCAGGAATTAAGTCGAAGCGTCCAACAGGTATAGATACTAAACCATTTCGTATCTTCCTAACATTTTTAATCATGGTAGGAGCTACATCCGATCTATATGAATCTATTTTATAGGTCAAAGCTTTATCCAAGGCATTAAAAGCCTGGGGATCAATGTCCATATAAATTCTGTTGGATACTACCGCTTTCACTTTTTAGTCCACATCTCTTCTTCTAGTTTTCTTTTTTGGTACTCTTCTTTTCTTTTATGAACTACGAAGTTTTCTACCCAAGCTAATCTATCAGTCAAAGTGTCTAATCTACTTAGGGTTTGGTCCAACTTTCGTGTTAGCTCATCAATAACTACATCTTGTTTCATATGATACCTTTTGTATATTTCTCAGTAAGGTAACTTCTTACAAAATCACTTCTTACAATATCAGATATGCCAAACTCAATAAAATCAAACTCGTACATACCTTTAATTATCCTAATAAAATCTTTCAATCCACTATTTTTAAGGTCAGACTGGAAGAAATCACCGCAGAAAATAATTCTACAATTCTTACCTACCCTAGTGATAATGCTGTCTAACTCATGGAAAGTCATGTTTTGACATTCATCCACAATGATCACACTATCATTAAAAGTTGTTCCTCTTATGTAAGAAGTAGTTAAAAAATTGATAACTCCTTTTTGCTTTAGCTGTCCATAGGGATTATCTCCACGACTAAACAGCTCTTGCATAATACTTACATAAGGAGCCTCATAGACTTTAGATTTTTCATCTTCTGTTCCAGGAAGAAATCCCATTTCCCTTGTGGGGACGGCACTTCTAACTAAAACTATTCTACTGTACTCTTCTTTTTGTAGGTCATCTAATGCTAGATATAGTGAGATAAAGGTTTTACCCGTTCCTGCACATCCATGTAACATTAGGTGCTTGTAAGAATCAAAGACTGCAACTTGAGACTTTGTTAAAGGCTCTATCTCTTTTAAATAAAAGTTCAGCGCTGATAGAGCATCTCTTTTTTGATTCCTTCTTCCCATTAAATTTTCCTCCTGCTATCTTCTAGTCTATCCTCTGACAAACTATATAATAGCCACGGGCGAGAGTTTAAGTGTAAAACTTGAGCCCAGTCCATAGCTAATGGGGGTTCTTTTACTATAAAAGCAAAGTTTACTCCCTTCAGCCAAATTCTTGAATGAGTATTTTGTAAGTCTTTTCTTACAATTCTTATTGATTTTATTTTCTGAAACTTTGTCCTTTCGTATGAAAATATAACTCCGTTATTATCTATCAACACTGTAGTCTTATTTTTTACAATGTCTAGAAACTCTTCGTATACGCCAGTCAGTCTTCTCTTTTTATGTGGTGTTTGTAGTCTTCGTTTTCCAAGAGTATCTCCAGGCTGATTTCTATCATCTACTACTAAGTCATTAACAAGCAGCAAGCCATCTCGAAGATAGAAATTCTCTGTGCCTAGAGAATACACAGGAAACTTTATAGACCGAAGTATCTGTTTATAGGTTAACGATATTACCATACTTTTTACTGAATTTACCCATTGAGTAATCCTCGCCAATCTCAAAGTCACAACCTACAGGAGCGCCGGAGATATAAATACCTCTGTCTCTTTGTATTTCGGTTTGTAATATCGAACAATATTCTTCTACTTCATCGTTCGGAACTTCTGCAAGCACGGAATCGTGAACCAGTGCGAAAATTTTACTCTTCATCTTTTTCTGGTTTAGTATTCCGTGAGCTTCTATAGCCCCGATTAAGTTTATGTCGGAAGCAGCAGATTGAACTAGGAAGTTAAGTCCAGATCTAATGGCATGTCCTTGAACTCCTTTGTTATCAGACTTAACATCAGGTAATCTTCTCTTTCTACCGAAATGAGAATAGATACTTCCATTCTTTCTGATAAGCTCTTTCTGAGCCTCAATCCACTCCTCTAGCTTCCAGAAAGCACCAAAGTATTCTTTGATGATTTGTCTAGCCTGGACAACTGAAAGCTTGCCTCCATCTTTAGTAACCTGCTCACTGATTTTATTTGCACCGGCTCCGTACATAATACCAAAGGTTACTGCTTTTGCTGCTTGACGGTAGGTTGTATACTTCTCTGCCACATCTTCGACTTCACAGTCTAGTTTAAATACTTTGTGTGCGATCGTAGAGTGAAAGTTTCCTCCAGAACGAAACACGTCCTGAAGCTCCAAGTCATCTGCCAATACGGCAGCGACATATACTTCGGCAGTTGTTAAATCCATTGCAACAATCTGATGGCCTTCGGGAGCACGAATACACCCTTTCACAATCGGATTATCTCTCGGAAGTTGCTGCATATTCAGTTTACCACTAGAAGATAGTCTTCCGGAGGTAGTTCCATGAATATTGAAGTTGGTCCGTAAGTGACCGTCCCTATCAAGCTGTGGAATAATCTTATCGAGATAAGTATTCTTAATCTTAGTTTTCTTACGAACATCTAAAATTAACTGTGGAATCTCGTGTTGAAGAGCGAGCTTCTCTAATACTTCAGCATTAGTTGAGTTTTCTCCCTTCTCCGTCTTAATTCCAGTAGGCTCTAGCCCAACATAGTCGAACAATAACTTACGTAATTGTAGAACACTATTTGGATTAAAGTCTTTACCTTCTGCTGCTTGGAAAGCGGCCACACCAGGATGGCTTTGCAATTTACCAACAGCATCAGTAATTTCCTCTAGCATAAGATCTTGACTTGCTATGAGCCTTTCCTTATCAAAAGGAACTCCGTTATCTTGAACAGCCATAAGGAACCTACAAGCGGGCAACAAGATAGTCTTGTATACACGCATCAAGTTAGGATTACCCTTCTTCAGTGCTCTTTCAAACTTTTCAAAGATTGTGAAAGTAGCACAGGCATCGATAGCAGCATAAGTCTGCATAACTTCAAAAGGAATCCACTCCCATTTGAAATCATCTTTTAGCACACCATTCTGCTTACGATACTCGTCCATCCAAGTATACATAGGTTTCTCATAGTCACCATAGTCCGTGTACTTCATAGCGAGCATCTTCAGGCCGTGAGTGCCTGGATTCTCGTCAAGCATATAATGCATGAGCATTGTATCTTCAAACTGTGAGAGTTTCACATTGAAATGATACTCAAACATTGGAATATCGAACTTAGCGTTATGGAATACCATTCGCTTCTTATCGAATAACTCCTGAAGTTTCTCTTCTACAGACTCATCAATAGTATCGGCATTAATATAAGCACCTGAATCAGGTTGATAGCATAAGCTAATACCAAGAATATACCCATTCCGAGGATACAGACCAGTAGTCTCTGAGTCGATTCCGATAAAGTCGTAGGGCGAGTCAATACATCTTTGAATGTAATCCAAAGTCCCTTCAGTTGTTGTAATACCGACAAATTTTTCGTCATTTATTTCGGCCTTCTTCTTGTCGCCAGAAATATACCCAATGATATTGTTTCTAGCATCTTCCCAAGTCTTCTTAGCCTCTGGCTTAAAAGATAGCATTGCGGGATTAATAGTAGGAAGAAATTTATCATCTACTATAGTTCCAGCATATTGCATAACTTGAGTTACTTTCGTATAATATTTTAGTGGTTCTGAGCCAATTAGAATTATCCATTCATAGGCATCAGGATTAAACTCCAGATCTACGTCCTTCATTAAAACTTTGGATAGCGTAGGGTCTGAAGCAAGAGAGAATCGGTCAAATTCAAACTCATTCTCGAATAAGCGAACGTAATCGTTTCTACTTGGTTTTGATTCAATCAAGGCTATACTAGCCATATAGTTTTCTCCGCAGTCCAGTTACTTGGTTTTGTCCGAGTGAGCCTGGATCTCCAGACTTTAAACTAATTACTCGAACGGGAAAGTCTCTCGCTAATTTCTTTACGTGTTCTGCTGCTTGAATTCCTGCTTGGTCAGCATCGAAAATCAAGTCAAGGCCCGTAACGCCTGAAATCTTTAAATAATTAAACTTTGTTTCGTTAAAATTCTTAACACCGAAACAACATATTGCATTCTCTAGTCCTTTGTCGTGAAGGTTTATCATATCAAATATACCTTCTACGAGAATAACACGCCCCTGTAGTGGGCGAACTTGTGGAAACAGAGGCAGTTTTACTCCGCTAGGGTAGAACATATACTTATTGTCTAAGGTTCCTGTCTCATCACGACCTTGGAAAGCGACTATTCTTCCACTGGCGTCCTTAATAGGAAAGTTGATCCTCCCTATAAACTGCTTATCGTGATGACGAAACGCTTCAAATCTTCTATAAGTTTCTGGCTTTATGTCTCTCCAGTTTCCGATATAGGACATAAATCCTTCGGGCATTGAGAGACCTACACCAGCAGCTCGTAAGTTATTGATAAGTCTTTTTAGTTTTTCCCTACGCATTTCTGTTTCACTATAATCTACATTATAGTGGCGGAATAAACTACCTTTGTAACCGCAAGAGAAACAATTGAACACCCCAAGAACTTTGTCAATCCTCATACTAGGATTGCCATCGTCGTGTTCTGGATTGAGACAGCGAATTAAAACATCTCTGCCAGAGAGTTTGTAATAAATACCTCTCTCTTCAAGTAATTCAATTACTGCACTCATAGTTCGTATACCTCTTCATCGGGACCGTCTTTGTCTTTAATATAACCCGTCTCAGGGCCAATAGCTAAAGACGCCCAGTCCATAGTAGAAGTAAAACTTACTTCATCAGAGTTTCTCATTTTTGCACAATTAAAGCTAATGATATTATCTTCTTTAGCATGTGCGTCAAGAGTAAAGGCTGCATCCGCAGCATCTAATATACCCTTAGCAAATCGAGCTTCGCCGGAAGCATCAATCTGATAAGGAGACACCATAATAAATCCATAGTCTTGTGCATAAGTTTTCAACGCTTTACTTACTTCTATCTGTTCTGTCCAGTCATACTGACCCATACGCCCATTGGAAACCATAGAACGCTTTACTTGGTTGATATAGTCAACGATTACAACTCGTGGCTGTAGTCTTGCTACTTTCTTGTCTAGCTCTGTACGAATATTTGCTAGAGTTAGAGAAGGTGCATACACAACATCAATCTGCTTTTCTCGCAAAGGCTTTGCTGTTAGTTCGTCATGATAAGTATCAAAGTCACGATGTGAAAGATAGCGAGAAAATGCTCTCTCGCCGTCTTCAAATCGTTGAGACCACCAACGAGCAACCTGTTCCCACTCACCTATAGATAGGTTGCGGTTGCGTATTGCAGCCGCAGGAACTCCAGTAGATATACTACATATCCTCTGCATAGTTGCTCGTGATGACATCTCTATCGTAAAATACATTACTGAATGGCCGGCTTCATAAGTGCTAGAAGCGATATTAGCGCAGGCAATAGACTTACCAGCACCACGCTTTCCACCAATAAGTACAAGATCGGACGGGCCAAAGGTTTGAATACGATCAAAGTCGTGATTCAATCCTAAAGGAACATTCTTTTCCAATTCTTCAATCGGGTCAAACAATTCCATTTTTCTCATATTTGTACTTGTATCTTTGAGGTCAACTTTCTCCTCTACTGATAATACAATATTCTGTAGACCCTCAATATTTTCCTGGGCGGATTCCATTGCAATCGAATCAGTAAGATAGGTTTCTAACTGGTTCATGATTTCAATTTGAGTGTATTCATTCTTGAGATACTCTAGTAGAGTAGCGCCGTCTATGTCTACTTCGTCAACTTTTTCCAAGGCGAAGAAACGGTCACGAAGGGTCGCGTCTCTTACGGAAAGTCGTAAGTCATCAAAAGTAGGAATAACACTATGAGTTTCTACATGCTTATTTATGTAAGCCCAAATAGAGGCAAATTCAGTCGGAAAGTAGTGCTTTTGGCAGTTCGACCAAGTTTCTATATCGCTTTGCGCGATAATAGTCTTGAAAAGAACGCTTGCCAGGTTCACTATTGGTCATCTCCGTAATAAGTATTAAGCGATAAAAAGCCAGAGAGGGGCACAAAGCCCCACTCCAGCAGGGGGAACTAGGGGATTAGCCCGCAGCTTTAGCTGCTTTTGCTGCACCATCATAGTTAGAAGCAGTAAGGCCACGTCGAGTTAACATAGTCTTAACACCTCGGGCAGTTTTGCCAATTTGCTCTGCGATTTCTTCGACAGACAAAGAAGCTACGTCTACACCTTCGAGAGGATCAGCTTTAGCCGCAGCCTTGCTTTCCTTTTGTGCAGGAATAGAAGCAATAGAGCCTTGACGTAACAAAGATAAAGCTTTACCACGAATTTGATTAACGGTTCGGCCAAGAGCCTCTGCGATATCTTCGAGGTATGCGCCGTTAGAGGCGTGCTTAACAAACTCTGCTTCTTCAGCATCGCTAAAGGTACGAACACTTTCTACTTTAGGAGTAGGTTTGACGTGCTCGGTCAATTGCATAGACAGCAATTTCCCTTGGATTTGCTTGGAAGAAAACTCGCCACCTTCAAAGGCTTCAGCGATTTGGCCGTAAGTATACTGGCCAGAGTTATCAGTTACGAAACTATTCAGAGTAGTTTCTTGTGCATCAGAGAACGCACGAGTAGTTACAGAAGCAGAAGATTCTACTTCGTGACCCATTTTACGCAGCTTAGAAGCTACAGAACGGGGTGATGTTTCGAGCTGGTCAGCAGCATCGACAACAGTTGCGTAAGTTACTGGGGATTCAGAACCTACGAAATCGGTAAGAGACGCTGTGCGCTCTTCAGTCCACTTTGGAATTGCCATAAAATTAATTTCCTAATAATTGGTTAAGGTTAGTTGTGATAGAGACCCCACTATCTCTAGCTTTCTTGGTTTTTGAAGATTCTAGTCCACTCTCATTCACTAGGATTGTTACTTCTCTTGTTAAGGAGGATTTCACAATATATCCCTTGCTAATGAGAACTTTCTCTGCTTCTGCTTTGGTTTTAAAGGATGTAAGTTTGCCACTAATGCAGACAACACCCTTAGGCTCAATAACAGAAACAACTTCATTTGACTCAAATGAAAAAGGTAGCCACTTGTACTCACGGAGAAACATGGTATTGTACCAGGTTAGCAAATTATTGCTAGCCTTAGGGCCAAGCCCCGCCTTAGTACAAGCCTCCTCGTTCAGGTCATAAATACTACTTACTACAGAACATAACTTTGATGCTGCCGATTTACCTATTAGTGGAATAGAGAAAGCGGGTAAGATTTCAGAAAGACTAACTTTCTTGGAATCTTGAATCTCTTCAAAGAGTTTTGTTGCAAGTTTTTCAGAATTAAGAGCCTCTACCATCTCACCCAAACTCAGTTCATAGATTTGAGGTATTGAAGTTATTCTGAGTTTCTGAATAGATGATGGCCCTAGCCCCTTAATTTTCAAAGTAGAGGAAAAGTGTTCGATTAACTTATAAGTCTTAGACTCACAAGAAGTATTATAGCAGAACAACTGATCGTTTTCCCACACCAAAGGTGAAGAACAACTCGGGCAGTGTGTTGGTGCTACAATTTCTTTCAAAAGACTTTCTCCTACATTTGAATAGATATTATACGGGGTTTGAGTTGAAAAGTCAAGAATTATTTTTTCGGAATAGCTAAAATAATCTCCTTCTTTATTTCGAAACACTCTGTATACCCACCGAACTTTTGCTGGGGTATATACTTGAATTGTTTGTATTCTTCGTGTAATGCTTGTTCTAGCGTCCACACATTAAAAAGTGAGTCGTGGTAAGTTCTCTGTATACGAATCTCGTAGCCATTAAACCCACGACTCCTTCTCAAAACGTCTTTCCAGTTTTTTCCTGAAGCGATGCCTATCTTGAGACATTCTCGTTTCATAGTACGTTTATTAACTAATACTACGCAGTAGAGTACCCCTTCGCGGGTAGCTTCTTCAGGATTATTCTGAAAATAAGTGAGGTTATAAACTCCACTCATCTGATAATTTTAGGGAAAGGAATAACATTTCCTACAGGCTTATCTTCCACGGACTCCGAGGACTCCGATACATAGATAATACCGCCTTCAGACTCTTCTATTCGTTTCTCAAATCCTGGCTCAAGATATGCTTCTAAAGCAGCAATCCAACCTTCCAGAATTTTGTCACGAGTTTCTTTTTCGATAGAAAAGAAATAATCATATAAGCCTGTGGCTGACACATAATGACTTCCATTGTCTTTTAGACCCATCCATCCAAAGATATTCTCGTCTTCCATACTATCATCAAACATTTATTTCCCCTTCCACGCGCCTTACGACTCTTGGTATAATTTCGCCGGATCGAATTACTTCGACAATACAACCTATCTCAAGGTTAAGCTCATTGATATACCGCATATTATGTAATGTGGCACGACCAACAGTAGCTTCTCCAATAAGCACAGGCTCTAGGATAGCAACAGGGGAAACCACACCGGATTTACCCACTTGCCAGATCACATCAAGTAGTCGCGTAACGACACCTGGAGGTCTTTCTTTCAAAGCAAAGGCACCACGAGGATGGTGAGCGGTGTAACCCATCTCTTCATATTTCGCATTGTTGTCAACACGGAACACTAGACCATCCTGCGGGTATCCTGCCCAGTTAGACGCAAGAACAGTATCGAAATTGTCCGAAGAGAGATTCGACATGTCTTCCGTCCACAACTTTTCCACACGAGGCTGAATATCATAAGCTACGAATCGAACTTCTCTAGTGAGAAACTCTTCTTCAGACTTGAGATTCAACGCACCAGAAGCATAGTTTCTAGCGTTAGGAATAGTCTCAGGGGCAACAACTTCTCCCGTAATCTGAACAACACCCTTGCGAGTAATGCTAGTAGGAACAAGATGTTTAACTTTATTCATAATATTTCTGCCCTTCTTACCATTACCCCGAGTAAGAGCCAGCACTAATTCACCATCGTAGTAGCCCAGCGAAACCGCTGCTCCATCTAACTTGGGTGTGATTACTGTTGCTCCAGTAGCGTGGTCGTAAGGAGGATGTTCTTCACCCACAAAAACTTTCTGTAAGCTATACATAGGATACATATGATCGAACTCAAAGAATTCGTCACTATAACCTACTAAAGCGTAGTCAGCGTCTGCGGCAAGAACATCAAACTCAGCATCAGAAATTATGGGGTTGCCCTCATAATAAGCTTTGGCTGCTTTGGCTAGAAACATATTAGTCATAAATACCTTTGATTTAAAAAGAACATTATGAGGGCATTTCGTTAAAATGTCAAGAACTATTTTTGATATAGGTCTCGAATAGTTTCTCCGAAATGTTCCTCCAATACTTGTTTACTTTCAGCTAGAGACAAGATCTCCGCCATAGCAATAAACAATTCTTTTGAGGTTTCGACTTCAAGAGGTATAGAAAGACCCTTATTAGAGGGCTTCCACTCTTCATCAAAATCGAGAAAGTATTCTCGAAAGTGAAGATACTCTTCCTCTCGAAACTCATTCACCGTTAGTCGAACCTGTCTATAAGGTTCTGATACGATAATTTTCGAGTATGCTTCCATCATTCATTCCTTAGCACAGTGGATAAGGGAACGACTGAGGTAACATTGTCAGCTTTCATAAGGCGAAAAGAATCCGTGTCCCAACAAAACATTAGGACAGTATCATCATCTTCTTTCGCTCTATTTTTCTTGTCTTGAATGTAAGGCGTGCTGAAGTCAATCGTACATACATTGTACTTTGTCTTACGGGAGTTGGGACTCCTGTAAGTTATAATTGCATCTCCAGCACTATTTACTTTCTTCTTTAGCTCTTCTTTTTTCACTAATTAGCTCCAGTATTACATTGAGCAAAACCTCTTTTGTCTTTGTAATTTTTGGACTATTAGTGGTTGCCTCACGAGGGTGAATACGCGGCTAAGCATACTCAACCCCCGTGGGGACTTTTAAGAAGCTACTTTATTCATAGCATCTGCGAAGTATTGTGCAGCTTTACCAGTGAGCTTTGAAACAATATCCTCATCAATAGCTACACCAGCATCATTAAGAGCTGCTGTGAGTGCTTCCTGTGCGGCAGCTTTGCTGATTCGAGTTCCGCCAGTTGAAGCGGCTTTAGCACCGCCACTAGAAGCAGCAGGAGTTTTCTTGACGTATACTCCAGCTTTGGTTAGAATCATTCGCACACCATTAGGGCTCTCACCCATGTCTTCTGCGATAGCTTTTACAATCTCCATAGAGTTCTCTGGAGTTGGTTCTTCACTTGTGTAGGCATCAATTGCCTGTTGCTTGGATTCGTCAGTCCACGCCATTTTCTTTCTCCTGTTTGGTTTAAAAGGTAGACCGGCAGCATTGCCAGTCGCTTCAAGTTGTCGCATGTAAAAATTATATCCCATACTTTCCTCAATTTCAAAAACATATTATACTAGCTTTCGTCATCTGAGTCAACATATATTTCGGTGATATAGTTAATTAAACTTTCGTAATAAACATCGCTTCTAAAGATAAAAACAATGAAAAATGCGGGAGCACCCACTAATACTATAGGTATTGTGGTTCCATAATAAATGAGACCACCCGTAAAATTCCATCTGAAACCTACTTCTCGAAATGCTTTTACATTGAGGTAGATTATACAAAGGGCGGTTGTTAAACAAAATATGGCATAATAACTAAACTCTAGCGGTATTGATTCCATAAGTTTTCAAATGCTCCAATTTACCGAGGTCATACGCGGGAACAAAAGCATTATAGCCTCCCCCAAGATTGTCCTCATTACTAGCCTCTCTTATCCACACACGGTAACAAGGGCCGTAGCTTTGTTCGTGTCTGGTGTCAAGAGTTGCCATTACTTCACACGAAGTGTGGTACTTGGCTGACCAAGCAACCTCTCCAACGGCAAAGCTATCGGATACACACTCGTCTGGCAAGTATTCCATCTCATATCGTTCATCACCAGCCACCCTTCCAGGGACTCCCAGTTTCTCAACGATAGTTTTAACAAAAGCAACAGAGCGAAAGATTCTTCTAGCAATATCTGTAAAGCTCTCACCTGTTAGGTAAGACTCTACGATTTCTGCAATTTCAGCATTGTCAGCGGGTCTGCCACGCTTCTGTGCTTTTCGGGTTCTTCGGTACTCTTGGTCGCTCTCATAATCTTCAATAACTTTATTAAGGCGACTGGTATTATAGCTAATATTAAGAATACTACACGCTTCTTTTTTTGTAATCGGCTTTTCCGCTGACAAAAGTCGTATAACCTTTTTAATGTTTGCATCAGTTAGATTTTCTCCTTCTTGTTTTTTAATACCTCTTCTCATTTATGCTGCCCTTGTAATTCGTTGTTGATAATCTGCAAAATCTTCGTCCCACCAGTAAGGCTTATCTCTGTACTTCCAGCTTGCAAAAGTAGCTTTGTCAAGGTGATAGTAGCGTCTATAAGATTCTACTGGATCATCATAATCTTTTAGTTCGTCTGGCATAGCCAACCCGAAAGTAGTAAAACCCACACGCTCCATTCTTTGAGGTTCTGGTAGGTTATTTACTACTTGGGCTATAGACTTATGATCTTTTCCGTAACGGTAACGATACTCTTCGTTAAGAGCATTACCGTAGCAGTGAGTCCATTCGTGATTGTCGAGAGAGGAGCGAGCCCATATCGTACAAGGATGATTATACATCATTGGTAGATAGGGGGTCAAAGGTCTTTCCTCTGGTGGAAGATGTTTGATTTCTGCCTTCAGGCCGTTAAGATAGTCTCGTTCGTTTTTGTCAAGTGCGCGAGGCACAAAGCCAAGGTACTCGTCAATCCAGACTGAGGTACACAATATCTGAGCTACTTCTAAAGGCATTTTAACAATGTGTTTGTCGACATGAAACTCGGCACAACGGTCAAGGTCGTCGTCAAGATAAAATAAATTCATAACACACTCTTTTCACAATTTCCATTATTATAACAGCAGAAGAAAAAAATGTCAAGATTTATTTTTGCCCTCAACTACCAGTGACGCAGTGTATTAGCAATTATGAAGAAGCAGGTAACAAAGTTTACTAGAACGAGAATGCTGCGAAATATCATAACGTGATTGTCGTAGCCCTCTGTTTTGTCGTCACTAAAAGAACCGATTGCAAACTTCCAGATTGTTATTAGCTTACGCATAATCCTGCCGCTTCATTTTTGTCAGTCTTTTCTGAACTAAATCTTCTAGGGTACTACTATCTATACGGTAAGATGTTCTAAGGATGCGTGTCATAGCGATGACATCTGCTATTTCTTCAGTAAGATTTTGTAGATACTTAGGATCCTCTTCAGTTCCGTGTCTTAACACTTTAGAGCAGGCACGAATTAATTCACCACATTCTTCCATAGTAATTACTAATTGTTTCAACTTATTCAATTCCATTCGTGTATTCCATTAGTTCGTCAAACCCTCCGATACATACATCATCTACAAAAATCTGAGGAAAGGTTTTAAACTTAACCTTTGCCCAGAGTTCCATAATAGTGTAGTGATCGTCCAAGTGATAGTATTTATAATCTAGCTTGAGGTTTTTACATACGTTCTGTGCTTCTACACAATAGTTGCAATCCATCTTTCCATAAATTTCTATCACAGATTCTTAACCTTATAAAAATTAATATGGTCGGTCCAACCCTGAAAGGATTGCCGAATATGGCACCAGAACTGCCCATTATAGGGTGGCTGGTTAGTGTCTTTAGGGAAGTTTAAGTTAGTTTGTTTCATTTACTTTTCCTTAGGTTTAACAAATACTACAAGTGTTCTTCGAGCAAAATCTTCTGATTCTATATCGAAGAGTTTTAAAATTTTCTCCTTCCACCATGTGGGAGACTCTACAATAAGATGGGCGTTTCTTCCGTCTGACAGTATCTGTCTAGCAGGGTAACATGCAATAGTTAGGAAAGCTTTCTCAAGGGTACACCTTTGAATGTCTTCTAAAACATCATCTATCAATGAAGGCTCAACATGCTCTAAAACATCTATGCAGACAAGAAACTTTTTAGGTATATTAGTACTTGCTTTATCGGGGTATCCCGGATCATATTCCGTAACATCTATATTAGGATTATTTAAAGACTTTCTAAAACTACCATGAGCAGAGCCGTAATCAAGAACTTCTTCAAAGTTATTCTGCTGCATATAAGTTAGTATCCCTCCAGTATATAAAGGAGCTGTCTGACCCCAGGAATGGTTGGTTTCTCTATGTGTATCTTCTAATGTTTTTCTATATTCTTCTGATACTAGCATTCTCTAATTCCTCTTTTAAGTTACCTTTTCTGAATGTTGTTAAAGCACTGTCTGGCGTACAATTTACTACTATATTTCGTATAGGTTCTTCTATGCTATCAAATGCAGATAAAAACTTATGATAAGGACTATTTTTACTTAATCCGTCGGGATGTTCTCCAAAGAAATGTCTTACTCCGCCTATCTTTTGCATATTATAACCGACAAGTAAAAATCTGGAACAACCCATTAAAAATGCTATGTTTAACAACTGATAACCTGAATTACTGCCCCAATGTATAATACTAGAATCTGTGCTCAAACTTCTAGCATGTTTTCCTTCTACTATATTTAAGTTAAACTCAGAGTCTCTATACTCCTCTGCTTGTGTGTAAGCCTCTAAGTCTGGATATTTTTCTCTAAAAGGTTTTGCGTGTAGATCCCACCAAGCTTTATCGCAAGCATAATGAAGGTCTAAATAATCTACTAGCCTATAAGAATCATTACAACCAAAAATAATGAAATCATTCTTATAGGGTCTTATAGTCTCTACCACCTCTTCAGTCAGAGAAGGGCCTGTAGCTACAAGAATAGCCGGTTTGTTACGATACTTTAGAGGTATTTTCATAAATAAAAAAGCCGGACATTTCTGCCCGGCTTACCGTTTCTAAGCAGAAGCGTAGCTTACGGCCATATATGCTAGTGGTGCTGTTACGCACACTACAATTTGAAATACAGCCTCAAGTACACCCCACTTTTCTTTTACGAAGTTCTTCATTGAATTCTCCAAGTTACCCAATAGGTATTGATGTGGGCTTACTAGAGGGCGAATACGATAGGTCTATTTTTAACATTCCGTTTTCCATGGAAGCAGAAGAGACCTCTAAGGCATTGTCAAGCTTTAGATGCTTCTCAAAACTTTTTCCTGATATACCTTTGTGCACCCAGCCTCTACCTTCGTTATTCTCTTTTTTCTCACCTTTAATGGTAAGAATATTTTTGTGAACGTTCACTGAAATTTGGGTTTTGTTCCATCCTGGAACAGCTACTTCAACTATATAGCCATTTTCTACTTTTTCAATGTTATAACGAGGATATTCTGGTGCCTGTTGAGTATATAACGGGCTGTTAACTAAATTGTCGAAACCGACAAAGAATTTTTCAAGATTTACTGCATTCATAAGTTTTCTCCTTTTAAGAAAGATGAACTTGCCCCTTTCGGAAGCGTAACAATCGTTTTAATTTACGGATTTTGAAAAAGACACAGTTAGACTGGTATCAATTTCAGGGTATATTATATCACCTACACCAAATTGTGTCAAGAAACTTTTTTGCTCAAGTGACAGGAAAAAAAGTTCTTGACATAAAAGCCTTAACATCGTATAATATACACTTAATCAGAGGAGATTGTATGAAAGTAACCCTAGTTTGGATTACCCCCGAAGCCATGAAAGTCATCGCCTATTGTGCGAGAGTTAGTAATCCTGCAAATCAAGACAACGAGAGAACAGCCCCGAAGTTGTTGAAGTACCTTAAAAAAGAAGCACACTTCAGCCCATTCGAAATGGCAAGTGCTTGCATTGAAATCGAGACTACGAGAGACATTGCTCGCCAGATTCTGCGGCATCGCTCTTTTAGTTTTCAGGAATTTAGTCAACGCTATGCAGACCCTACTCAAGCATTAGATTTCTCTACGAGAGAAGCGAGACTGCAAGACCCACGTAACCGACAGAACAGCATTCCTGCAGACAATGACGGGCTAGAAATTGCTTGGCACACTAAACAGAGAGAAGTAATCGATGCTGCTACTGAAGCCTATACATGGGCTGTACGTATGGGAATTGCAAAAGAACAAGCGAGAGCAGTATTGCCAGAAGGTAACACTCATACTCGACTATATATGACAGGAACTTTACGATCGTGGATGCACTTCTGCGATCTACGAGGTGGAAACGGCACTCAAAAAGAGTGTTCAGAAATTGCAGTAGCCTGCAAAGAGATTCTCTGCCAAAACGGTGGAGACGTCTGGGGAGACTCATGAAACGTATTAGAAATACAATTTTAACTGTAGCAATTCTAGCTGGATTGTTATATACTAACTGGCAAAGCAGTATGATGCTTGTCAAACACCCTGAAATGTATCAAGGAAATCCTTACTTATGAATGATGTTTGGAATGGAGAGTCAAGAGGAAACAGTGATGTTATGCAAGAGCGCATACGAATTTGGCACAGAGACCGCAATTTGATTGATGGTAGTACTGATAAAGATCAGTTCTGTAAGCTCATTCAAGAGTGTGGGGAACTGTCAGACAATATGTGTAAGGGCAGAGACATGAAAGACGACATTGGCGATATTATGGTTGTGCTTATTAATATTATGGAACGCAATAACTACTCTATGATGGATTGTCTAGAGACTGCGTGGATTGACATTAAAGATCGCAAAGGAAAGATGGTTGATGGCATCTTTGTAAAGGAAGCAGATTTGTGAAACTTGTTGAGGCATTGAGAAACGGCAATGTCAATATCACTTACGAAAGTTTAAACAGCGGAAAAGAGATTACAAAAACATATACTTTGAAAACTATATTTAAAGTAAATGTTAATCTCAAATCAGATAAACTTATTGCTTATGATGTAGAAGCAAAGGAATGGGAAGACATAGAAAGGTCCAGCATTAAAAAATGGAGTATAAATGAACAGAGAAGAAGTATTTAACCAACTAAAGGAGGACGAAGGTGTCAAGTATGAAATCTATAATGACCATCTTGGCCTGGCTACTTTTGGTGTTGGTCATCTTGTTATTGAGAGCGATTCGGAATTTGGTTCGCCCTTGGGTACGTCGGTATCAGAGGAGCGAGTTTGGGAAGCGTTTGAGAAAGATCTGGACACATCTATTGACGAGTGCGAAGTTCTTTTTGGCCCCAAATGGCATGACTTTCCTGGAGAAGTTCAAGAAATTGTGGTAAACATGATGTTCAATATGGGGCGTCCTCGTTTGTCAAAGTTTAAGAACTTCTGTGCTGCACTAGAGGAAGGCGATTGGCCGAAGGCTGCTGTCGAAGGACGAGACTCGCGCTGGCATAAGCAAGTGACGAATCGTGCGGAACGCCTCATGGTACGACTAGAAAATGTATCTTAAACTCATACTTGTTCTAGGTGTAGTCGGAGCTGCTGGCGGTGCATATGCGTATCACCAAGTCACTGTTGCAAAGTTAGAGAATGCGGTCATTCAGTTAGAGGCTAATAATCGTACTCTTAAAGAGAACAACAATGTATTACAGGCAGCGGCCGAAAACAATGCGACGAAGGTCGCGGAACTAGAGGCTCGAAGAGAGGAACAGCAGGCTCAGGTAACTGAACTTACTGCTGTAACAGCCTCTTTACAAGCGGAGAAGTCTAGGTTTATGAAAGTATTTAAAGACCATAATCTTACTCGCCTTGCAAGAGCAAAGCCTGGCTTAATTGAAACAAGAGTAAATAAAGCCACGGCTAGTATCTTTAGAATAATAGAGGAAGAGTCAAAGGAGGTTGAAAATGCGAACGATTAGTATAGCATCATTACTACTTATTAGTGGGTGTTCTTGGTTTGGCGGTAAGGATATGCCAGCACCTTATGTAATACCGGAACCTGTCGTAGTAACTAAAATAGAAACAGTTCCTATTCGTATCTATCAGCCGCCTCTACCTCGTGAAATAGACATGCTCGATGTTAACTTCTGGGTAATAACAGAAGAAAACTATCAGGAGAAACGAGCAGAGATTGAAAAGATGCTTGATGGACAGTTTGTAGTATTCGCTCTGACACCAGACGGGTACGAGAAGATGTCCGAAAATTTACAAGAGTTACGCAGATACTTTAAAGAAACAAAAGAAATCATTCTATACTATAAAAAGGCCACTACTTATGAGACTGAAACAGAAGATCAATCACAGAATGGACAAGCTCCAGGAGATGATGGAAAGCAATCAACACCTGGAGAATGAAGAAGCGGCCTATGATCTTACCCTAGAAGTAAGTAAGTTTTGGTCTGTATTAGATGAAGCTGATAAAGATTACATACAAATGTGTCAAATGGCTATTGAAGAACAAAAGGAGTGGAATGTATGAGTGCGTGGGAGAAACAAGTTGGTGGAGACCACTACAAGAAGTATGCTATTCAACCTACAGAGTATGCTGAGAGAAACGGCCTTACTTTCTCTGAAGGTTGTATAGTGAAGTATATTACTCGTTGGCGTGACAAAGGTGGAATTGATGACTTGCGAAAAGTTATTCACTATGCGGAACTCTTAATAGAGTTGGAGATACAGGCAGATAAACAGGTATAAAGTTATTGACACAACAAGCTTTAGCCCATATAATATGCACATCTTAAAAGAAACAAAGGAAAAATATAAAATGTCAGTAAAATTCAAGCCTAATGAAATTGTTGTGGATCGAGCTACAAAAGTAAAGACGAAGAAAGTATTCCCAATTGCGGGAGTGAAAACTTCAGAGCTTGTAGAACTGTGCACAAAATCTGACTCTGATTTACGTCGGGGTGAAAGGAAAACCCGTGTGAAGGCACGAAACGAACTAGCAAAACGAGGAGTAGCGCTATGAGAAACTTTAATTTTAGCATGAGAGACCGAGATCATAATGATGAATCTATCTCTTTTGACTTTGACAGTAAGAATGATGCTGATGTACGACATAAGCTGCGTAAGTTTTTCAAGGCTTGTGAAATGTCTGTAAATGATGAATTTACAGATGAGTTATTTGAAAGGCGAACAATGGTCGCTATAAAACTAGAACAGGTTTGCAATGAGGGTACCGACCCTTCCGCAGAAGAAGAGCTTTATGACTTACAAGAAGCTTTTGATATGGTGATTGCGCATGTCGAATCCGAACTATAGATTGCTTCAGCAGGCGTTAACCGAACTGAATGCAGACGGTAACGAAGAACGTGGGCGTGAAGGAGAGGAACTCAAGATAACGTCTGACGGGTATGTGAATACAGCTCCGTCGGGCGAACTTCCAGTATGGAAAAAGGTAACAGCTCCTGGCCATCACGCCGGTGTTACAGAGGAACAGTGGGTAGAAGTATTAAAAGCACTACATAGGGAAAATAATTCTTGACAAGAATCCTCTTTGCCAGTATAATTATATTTCAAAAGAGGGAAAACTATGATAATTTCAGGAAGTATTGATTATTCTTACTCAGGTAGGAAGCGTAGTGTGAAAAGGACTCGGAAGACCGAACCAGTGTTTCGCCCCGCTTCTGGCCCTTTGTTTAAGAATATGAGGGAGGATAAGTACTACCCTTCTGCTCCTATGACGAAGTATAAGCCACCAGCGGATGTTTCGTACAAGCGAGAAGAAAGCAGAAACCATACCGTAGCGATTGCCTATAATAAGGGTGGTTACATGGTAATTGGTAAAGATAACATTAAGGACATTGGACGGTGATTCATACACCGCTATTTAGAGCCAAGGAAAGACATATACAAGATAGACTTGTTATGGTGTGCCTTGAATTTATTGAGCTGAACTACGATAAAAAGTTAGCACAACTCAGTAGAGAGGAAATGAAAGAGTTGGATGATTTTGCTTTTCGTAATGTTAGCTCTGTAATGTGCTATGGAATACGAGAAAATATTAAAAGGTGGGAAAGAGCACATGAAACCACCGTAGAGGGAGGCGAATACTTGAAAGAGTTAAACCTTCGAGAAGGAGAGGACTAAGTGGCATACAGCGAACAGGTTATGGATCATTATGAAAACCCACGGAATGTGGGAAAACTCGACAAAGATTCCCAGACTGTTGGTACAGGTTTAGTGGGTGCGCCTTCGTGCGGTGACGTAATGGTTCTACAGATAGACGTAGAAGATAATATTATCTTAGACGCTAAATTTAAAACTTATGGGTGTGGAAGCGCTATTGCTTCCAGCTCACTGTTAAGTGAGTGGGTAAAGGGCAAGAGCTTAGAAGAGGCTGGTAATATAAAAAATACGGACTTAGCTAATGAACTTGCACTTCCACCTGTTAAGATTCATTGTAGCGTACTAGCAGAAGATGCTATAAAAGCTGCGATAAAAGATTACAAAGAGAAGCAAGTATGATGATGGATAGGTTGTATCAGGAAGCAGAGAGCATTGTTTTAGCAATGTGGGATGAAGAACCTGAAGAGATGGCAGCAGAAATTTCTGTTCAGCTTTCAATTAGCGCAGATTATGCGTGGGAGTTAGTTCAACAAGTTATTGTAAACGAAATTCGTATTGAAGAAGGTTACAATGATGGAGATACTGATTTATTTGATTGGGACGGAGACGCATTAGCCTCCGCAGGATTCGGAACTGATGAAGACTACTTCTAATATTATTGATTTCGCAAAGTATAAGAAAGCTAAACAGAGAGCAATCTCTGTAGTAGTAAATGACAGTTTTGACACTGCTACTTTTACTTATACCGTAACAAATGATATTGGAGAAATGTTTGAGTTTGAGATACCTTACCCAAATTATGATGATTTTTTCGACAGTTAATAAAAAATAGTTCTTGACACTTAACCTATTTACCGTTATAATTGTATTCATAAAAGAGAGGAAACTCTTTAAAAATCCACTAGAGATACCCCCTAGTTATTTGGAGTATCGCCCATACCCCTCAGGCGTAAGTGAGTGGAGGATTCTAACTTCCTCCTAGTTAGACGGTATAGTTGCTACGATAAGTGACTCTTCGGAAGGCAGTCCGATGCGGATATAAACTGCCCTTGGGGAGCTAATGACCCCGTTGCCCCATAAACTGGTACCGATTCCTATGGGCACGTCGAGTCTTTCAGGCTAGAGACGACGTTAAAACATAAACCCTGCCGAGAAGAGAACTCGTAGACCATCTCCGTGTATGCACGCCACGTTAATCAAAAGGATCTAATCCGGGTGTAGGTTTTAAGGCTTTTTTCCTGATAATAAAAGGCCACTATTTCTGAGATGAGGCAAACTGTCATGGAGTAGTTAAGACTTCCCCGAAGAAGCACTACACCTCATCGAACACCTGGGGGTGAGCAATCAGCCTTAAAGCGTAACGCGCCCCCACCTATTATAGAGGTCTTTATGTATGTATGTATTTGCAATAATATATCGAGTAAAGACTTAGAAAAAGACCCCTTTCTTATTCATAAAGTGGGGTCTAAATGTGGCAAATGTGTTGAGAGAAATCAACAAGTAGTTTGTGGAAACCTTAGCGTATTAGTAGAACCGGAAGATAGACTTCCAGCCATTCAAATGGCATAGCGATTTATAAAAGGAGTTCATACATGCCAGCAGGAAAAGGTACTTACGGCAAAAAGAAAGGAAGACCCTCTAAAAAAGGGAAGCAAAAGATGCCAATGGCTTTCTTAAAGAATATTAAGAAGAAAAAGAAATCAAAGAAGAAACGTAAATAATGGCTGCTCGTGGATTGTATGCAAATATAAACCGCCGAAAAAAGAAGGGTACTAGTAGAACGAAGAAAAAGTCTACTATCTCACCCAAAGCTTATTCCCTAATGAAAGCAGGGTTTAAGAAGAAGAGAAAGAAAAGTGGCAGCAAAAAAACGAAGAAGCGTTAGAAAGAAAGATCCCCGCCTTAAAAGAGCTGGAGTTTCTGGTTTTAATAAACCAAAAAGAACTCCCAAGCATCCCAAAAAATCTCATGTTGTCGTAGCAAAAGCTGGCGGCAAGGTAAAAACAATTCGATTCGGTCAGCAAGGTGTCTCAGGTTCTCCCAAAAAAGCGGGTGAGTCTAAGGCAGCTGCTGCTCGTCGTCGTTCTTTTAAAGCTCGTCATGCTAGAAATATTGCAAAGGGTAAGCTAAGTGCAGCTTACTGGGCGGATAAGGTAAAATGGTAGAAGTATAGAATACTTTAAACTATTAATTTAAACAACAACTCAAGAGACTACTAATAAAAATGATAAGAATTTTACTGTTACTACTAGCCTTTCCCGTATTTGCGGAAGAAGCTCCGATTGATGATAACATTATTCGTACTGATTCTACTACTAACAGTACAGTTACTACAAGATCAGATACATCGACTACCTTGAGGTCTCCTCCTGCGTCTGCTATTACGCCTACTATCAACACTTCAAACAGCGATTTGTGTACTTTTGGAGTTGCGGGGGCTGTTCAGACACAGATTTTGGGTATCTCTATGGGTTCTCAGATAACTGACTCAAACTGTGAACGCTTAAAACTTTCGAAAACTCTGTACGATATGGGAATGAAAGTTGCAGCAGTGTCTACTCTGTGTCAGGATGAAAGAGTATTTGACGCGATGCTGATGGCTGGAACTCCTTGCCCTTTCGAAGGTTTGATTGGCGATGAAGCAAAAGCAGCATGGAAAGTAAATGAAGAACTTGAACCCTCCGTGGATGAAACGACGGAAGAAAAAGAAAAAGGATTCGGTAATGGTACTAAGACACTCATGGGCAGTGCCGGTGTTGTTAGCCTACTGCTCTTACTCGTACTCTAGCGAAGAGGTATATGGAACAACCACCAACGCCGCGAATATTGGGTTGAATTGGGTGATGTCTAATATCTTGCCGCAAGCGACGGGATTGACTGTAAACAATGTAATCTATAGATATACCACTGAAAAAGACCCTGAAGCCGATATGTTGGTTCACGTTCAAAATGAGAATGCTCAAGGAAATGGGTATATCTTTAGAAGCACAGACGACTGGTCAGGTTTGCCAGGCAATACGATTAACAAAACAATTCCTGTAGGTGGTATAGGAATTGATTTTTGGGGTGATGGTTCTATCGAAGTAGAAGGCTTTGGAACAGTTTTAGACCCAGAGGTTTACTACACATATCAGTATGTTCCGTGTGATAATCCTCAGTCGAACCCAGAATGCCCAGGTTATATTGACCCACTCACGTTAATTCAAGAACCTGAAATAGATACTTCGAGTGAAGACTATATTCAGGAAGAATTAGACCGCAAAGCAAATACAAAAGCGCAAAGAGACGAAGAAGAAAAGAAAGAACGAGATAAATTTGCTAAGGCCACGGAAGAGAAAGTAAGAGAAAGTTTAGAGAAGATGCTAGGATTGTCAATTGGGGCAGGCCTACAGGAAGCCCAAGATACACTGTTGCATAACGCATTAGTGGCAACGAATTATTTGCCTAGAACTTATTTCGAGCAAATTAAGGGAGGGGAATATAAAGATGTAGAAATGCTGAAAGATAGTACTCTACCAGACAACGCAAATGCTCGTAGAGTGAACTTTGCACAAGACATAATGCATCAAAAAATTGTTCAATCTCAATATGATTAACAGGCCATATAAGGAAACTTAATGAAAAAATTATTTATTTTATTATCAACGCTAGGTCTAGCAGCCAGCATTAACGCGGAAGAAATGGAAGTAGTGGGGAACGTTGCTTCAAAATGTGTAGTAATTCCCGATACCGCAGGTATATACGGTAACCCAACGGCGGATGTATTAAGCACTGATCCTTCAGACGGTGGGGTTGATCCTGTCGTTCGATTTGATGTAATTCAAGCAAGCATGTATAAGGCTAAAATTTCCTATCCTATAGAGTTTTCGGAATCGCCTACACTAAATGACATCGTTAACTGGACAGGAAGCGTTGGTACCTCTCAAGTATCAGACACTAGCATGTCTGGGTACGATGCAGCAAAAATTGAGTTTGATAATGTTACTGAGTTTAGTTTGACTGTTGCTGGTAGCACTTGGTTCAAAACAGAATCACAAGCAGACTATGGCTACGGCAAAGCATTTCCTGGTGGTGTATATCGTGCGGTAGTAAGTGCTGAATGTATCGCTATCTAATAATTTTATTACTGATGAGTGGAGAAGCAAGTGCTCACTCATTTGTTCCAACCTACCCGGAGCTGAAACCTTCTTATGTTGAGGGTATACTATATACTACAATGAGTCTTTTCAATGCTAGAAAAGATGTAGAATACTATGAGTTTGGTGTTTTTAATGCAGAGTGGGAGAAAGTACCTTTTGCTATGCAGAATAAAATTATGCGGGTTAAACACCTCGAAAAAAAGAAAATTGATATTTATATAAGGGAGAAGGACAAACAAGAAGTAGTTTACATCTGTTCAAAATCAAAACTGATTATAGCAGGTGCATCAAAGACATCGGTATCTTCGAGGGTTTGTTCAAAAGTTAAATGAGATTTATACTATTAATGCTATTCTCGTCCTACGCAATAGCCGATTCTAGCTCCTTGAATCTAAACTTACCTACCACTCCGGGTTCTTACGCGAGTGATAGAATAAGAACACAGGGCAATGTAGAATGCTCAATGGCGATTGGCGGAAGTGTAAATTTAGAGTTTGGTGTAGTAGGTGTTTTAAATGAAAACGGGCCTTACCGTAGTAGCTTAGGTAGTTATTCAGAAGACTACGATTCGGAAGGTTTAGTGAAAGACGTTGGGGTGTATGCAAAGATTATTATACCTCTCAATGCACCTAAAACAAGATTAGACTGTAATCAGCTCTATAAATTGGAGCTGGCAAGACAGAGAATAGAATTACAAAAACTACAGCAAGAGGTGAATAACCTAAGAGCGTTAAAATTTGAGGATGATGGATAATATGAGTGAGATATCCGCAATACCAGCAACTAACGTTGTTAGTTTATTTACTAGGGTCCACAATGTAGGGCCAAATGAAGTTATAACACACATAAAACATACTCAACAAGATGGCGGACCAATTAAAGTCTACGAGATAAGTTATAAAACATATAATGCACTAGGAGAGTTAGGTCCCAATCATAAAGCAGCAACATATTTGGATGCTATAGTATAAGGAAGATAATGGATAAGTATGAGGCGGTTACAAAAGTAAACAACGTATTCGAGTATCAGTATGATAGTGACCAGTATCAAGTTGCCGATTATTGGCGTGTACTTGATATGAGCCAGGATAAAGATCAAGGAGATTGTGAAGATTATGCACTTACTGTAGGCTGGATGCTTGCAGGGCAGAGTCGTATGAAGTTTCTTTGGATGATTCTCACAAAAAAGATTAAGATTTGCTTTATTAGTTATGTGGGTGGTGGTCATGCAGTACTAGAATACGAAGGATTATTGGTCGACAACTGGAAGAAAGAGTGGACTCCGCGTAGCATATATGAAAAAGATTATGCACAGTATAAATGGGAATATAAATTTTACTATAATCCTCTAGTAGTGGTAAAGAAGCTTATTCAAGGTAAGTTCTGGAAAAAATAATGGCTGAAGTAGAGTTTGGAGGTATGACATTCAAAGGTGGGAAGATGATGATTCTTCTCACTGCTCTTTCTACGTTAGGTGGGGCGAGTTGGGGTGCATTTGAATTCTACTCTGACTATATGGACATGAAAGAAATTGTGGCTAACATTGATGTGGGCCTTATTGAGTCGCGAAACAATGAGATTGAGATTAAACTCGATGCAGTACAGGATTCAGTAGGAGAAGCTACAGACTACTCTCGAAGTATTAAGAATGATTTACGAGATGACTTTAATCGAATGGAGAAGAATGTAGATCGCGTAGAAGATATGGTTCGAGAAAACGATACAAAAGTCGCTGAAATGATTGATAAAGCTACTGAAAGATTTGACAATAAGCGAGATTCACTCTATAATGACACGGAGTTAAAACTTCAAGCACTGGAAGATAGATTAAACAAGAAAGTGCAGGCAGTGTTAGATAATCCACTAGCAAATTAATATGAGTTACTTTAAAAAAGTAATAACAGTTTGCATACTTGGTTTAATACTTGGTATGATAGGAGGTATGATCTTTCTATGAAAATTCGTATAGTAACTACATCGAATAGTACTTTATACGGTTCTCTGCTCGGTGAAGAAGCGCAAACAATGTCATCGCAAGAGGCTTTGCACTGGGTAATGAATAATGATACTAAGTTCATTCGATACTTACAACCAAACGGTAAAGAAGTATTGCTGAACAAGAATGCTATACTAAATATAGCGGAGGATACATATGATTGATACATTAATGGAACTTGCCATGACTTTTTGGCAGTGGGTAGTGTTTGGAGTATTAGTAATCATCGGATTTATTTTTAGTAAGTTTGATGGTCAGGGAGAACATCGTGTAGGCTTTGAGTATGCTGAAATGCCTCATATGAAGCCTCTTCCGATTGCAACGAAAGATAAAGGGTTTTTCAAGGGCATTTGGCACTGGTTAATGGGTGTGCGTCAGTGGGAAATTTGTGATGACTTTCATTTTAAACTGGGCGGTGTAGAGTACGTGATTCCCAAAGGCTTTGAATTTGATGGGGCCAGCGTGCCCAAGTTTTTGGCAATGTGGCTCTCACCTACAGGTGTATTGCTGATGGGCGGTCTTGTACACGATTATGTATACAAATATGCTTGCTTGAAAACGAAAGCTGGAAACAACACGGAGAAGATGACTCAATCACAGGCGGATAAATTGTTTCGTGATATTTGTATCGAAGTCAATGGATTCAAGTTTTTGAACTACTTGGCGTACTGGGCACTTGCTGCTGCGGGTTTCGTCGCATGGAATGGACATAAGAAACGTGGCACACATCTCTAAGATGCAGAAGTATGTCGACGCTCGTATTGAGCAGTTGATAGAAGAAGCTGCAAAATGCCATGACCAGTATGATCGGCTTTGGTATAATAAACTAATTGCTGAGCTTCATTGGGTCAGCATGATGGGCACTGACATGAAATCTACAAACTGCCCACTAGAGGAGAAGAAATTATGAAATACCTTGGAAAACTCATGGGAGAACGCACATCTTTAGATGGTGTGATGTTAATTGGAGTTTGTGGAGCTTTTATACTATTTGGAGGCTTAGCCAAAATTGCCGCGTATGTCGGCCTGGCATGGGGAGTATATACTCTTCTGAAAACGGAGAAATAAATGAGTGAACATCATCCAGCGGATGTAAATGGTGACGGTCATGTGAGTGATGAAGAACTAGCAATGCACTTGGAGTTTAAGCGAAAGCGGCTTGAAGACGAAGATGCACAGCGTGATGCGATGAGAAAGATGACATGGTTTGCACTCTTCGGAATGTTACTTTATCCTTTTGGTATCTTTTGCACTGACTTTTTTGGTCTCGACAATGCGGCTAAAATTATTGGGGATATTGCACCAACCTACTTTGTGGCGATTGCTGCATTAGTGAGTGCATTCTTCGGAGCGAA